TGTGTATACGGCAACGTATCAAGGGTTCGAATCCCTTGCTCTCCGCCATTAAACGAAAAAACCGGTTCTCTGTAGCCGGTTTTTTTATGCCTGATGCCCATGGCTACAAGCCTCCCAGCCCATACAAGCGCACTAGGCTATTCTCATTCAATCCCGACATTTCCCCTCGCTGGCTCTCTCTACGGCCAATCTTCTCTGTGACTGGCCTTTGGAAGCATACCCATCAAGTGCCGTTGGTACGCTTGGTTAATCTTAATATATCAAAGGGTTAAAGTCAGAGGTATCGGAGTGATTATATTGGGTTATTTCTACCAATCTGATACGCAGTAAATTTAAAATGCTTACTCACGGGTATTTATGTCGGTGAATTCAAAAACCAAACTGTTTCCGCTGCAACTCCCAAACTTGTGGAAATGGGCTCATGAAATCAGCGAGTGTTAAAGTCGCGGGATGAGTGCTATTAAGAATCGTTTCCTGTATGTCCGGAGCCAGTAATGTGAGGCGTAGGATACGGGATGCATAGCTTGGGCTTCGGATTCCTTCATCGGCAGCGATCTTATTCACGCTGTTGTATTTGCCTTTGTTTAGCCAGCGATTCCATCGATGAGCTTTGATCAGCGCATTGAGCAAGGTGACATCTGCCTCCTCGTTACGGTCTGGATTAACCGGCTGCCCTGAGGGTGACAAGATAGTTTTTCGACCAGCATGTCGTCCTAAATGTGCCGGTATGAAAATTTGGATCAGATCGCCTTTACGGTTCAGGTTAATGGTTGGTTTCATGCGCTCACCTTCTTAGTTTCTAATGCTGCAGTTTTTAAATCCAGCACCAGGCTGTTGATGCCGTTGGTTCGAATGTCGATATGGATACCTTCAGGTTCAACCCTGATCTTCTCAATGAAGAGCTGTAACAGTCTGGTCTGTTCTTTGTGGTAAAGGTGATCCCAAATAGTCTCGATATTTTGTAGGCCATCTCGAACATCGTTTTCGGTAATACCATCATCCATAGTCTTGGCGACAGACCATGTGCTGATGATTAGACTCGGATTTTTGAAGATGCTTTTTATCTGATCAAAGACGATGCCTTCAATATCACCGGCGCGTACCATGCGTATCGGACATTCTTCATGACTACGTTTTTGGGCAGTATGAGTCACATAATAGCGATACTTTTTGTCGCCTCGTTTGGTGTGGGTTGGTGTCATTGCTTTGCCATCAGGACCAAAGAGTAGACCCTTGAGCGGCGCAGGTGTTTGACGCCTTACATCGGCAGCACGTTCGACTCTGTTAGTGGCCATAATGGCATGCACTTTATCCCACATATCTTGGTCGACAATGGCTTCGTGTTGACCGGGGTACCATTTATCAACATGCCTAATTTTGCCAAGATAGAGTTGGTTGTTCAGTATTTTGTAGATGGTGGTTTTGTTAAATGGGTAGCCATTGTTCATCCTGCCATCTCGATTACGCCGAGGCTTGGTGCGAAAGCCTAATTCATTAAGTTCTTTACAGAGTAATGTTGTTGACCCTAATCGAATGAATCGATTGAATATGCGGCGTACCAGATCGGTTTCCTGTTCATTAGGGATCAGCTTACGACTGGCAACGTCGTAGCCAAGCGGTACATGACCACCCATCCACATGCCTTTTTGTTTGGGCGGGGAGTCGCTATTTTTGCGAAAGCTTGTTTTGGGCATCCCAGCCCAAGCAAGCAGCAAAAACTTAACGCGACCACTTATGCCTCCGGCGGCCCCGATTCGTCCTCGTCACCTCGTCCCGACCCAACAAGGGGTCGGAACATAGGCTCCAAATGACTTGACGCCGTGTCGGATGGCCTTTTATTTTGTCTCCACCTTCGCTAACGCTCAGACTCCGACAAAATAACGGCCCTACGGCTATCGCGGACTAAAAATCATCACTTCGCTTAGGCTACGTTTCCCTGATTTTCAGCGTAAGAAACTAATGAAATAAAATAATAGAAACACAAGAGTACCCGGGGCTCTATGTGAATCCTAGTGGGTAGTGCGATAATAATACCATGAATAGTGAATCTTTATTTAGTATGGCTTTAGGCTTACAATAACCCAACAAGGGGTCGGAACATTGGCTCCAAATGACTTGACGCCGTGTCGGATGGCCTTTTATTTTGTCTCCACCTTCGCTATCGCTCAGACTCCGACAAAACAACCGGCCCTACGGCTATCGCGGACTGAAAATCTTCACTTCGCTAAAGCTCCGTTTCCCTGATTTTCAGCGATAGTGCGATCTTGTCCCGTATGCGCTCACCGGTTACCTCACGCTCAAACTGTGCAAAGGAAAGTAGAATGTTGAGCGTTAGCCTTCCCATGGAACTGGTGGTGTTAAATTGCTGGGTAACCGAAACAAACGAAACATCATGCTTATCAAATAAATCGACAATTTGTGCAAAGTCTCCCAATGAGCGACTTAGTCGATCAACCTTATAGACAACGATGACATCAATTTTATTTGTTTCAACATCGTTCAATAGTTGTTGAAGTCCTGGGCGATCCATCGTGCCCCCAGATATACCGCCATCATCATACTGATCAGGTAAAAGCACCCAGCCTTCATGCTTTTGGGAATTGATAAATGCTTCGCCTGATTCGCGTTGTGCATGCAATGAATTGAACTCTTGCTCTAATCCTTCTTCGGATGATTTTCGTGTGTATACGGCGCAGCGTTTTATTTTTGTATTGTCAGTCATTTGCTACTCCGGCTAAGGCCAAAAAACAACGGCCCGGACCAACGAGTGCCAGTGATCTCTCTGGCAACGTGGGATAGGCTGCGGTATGTTCGATCTTGGTATTCGAAGCCGTTGCGCACCACAGTGACATGGTGCTCAACACCCTGATATTCGCGTATTAGTTTGGTACCAACGGCAGGACGTTTCATTCGGCTGCTGCTGGGTTTCATTTTCTCCTTACTACGTACCAATCGATTGATACGATCCTGTGCCTTGCCCGTAAGCCCACCATAAGCAAGCTCCTGAATTCTCCACGCCAGTCGTGGGATCAGATAGTCTCTCTTTTTTCGTGGTGCAGGTTCGCCGAATAACTCACGCCATAGACTTTTCAAGGCATCGTTTTCCAGCGTTGGTAGTGCGGCTACTTTGCCGATGACATCTTCGCTCATGATTTATTTTCTCCGTTGTTATAACGGTCATGAACGCTTCCGGTGGGCAATAAGTCCAGTGGAAAATTGTTATCTTCTGGTGATGATTTAAGACGAATGATGGCGGTTGCTAGAATTTCTGAAGCTTCCGTTATCCTTTCGTCATCGGAGAGGTTTTGCGCAGATATAAATGTTTGCATTGCTTATCTTGGTTACCATTTGAAAATTCAAATTAATTGATAAGCAATATTGTCTGGGATGAGGATGCAGTGTGCATCTCGAAGGAGCGCAATAGCGCGTAATAATGTCGGTTAAAACCCTTTGGCAAAACGATCTGCTACATCTTCTTCCGGCTCTTCATCAAGTTGATTGTATCGACTGATGTCATCAAGCAGCAGTACGGTTAGTGTCTTTTCGTAATCTTCTGAATAGATAGTGTGCTCAGTGACTTCTTCATCTTTGAACCAGATACCTGGGCCATGTCGAACACCATCACGCGCCATGAATGAAAAGGATTGCTCAAGGGCTTGCGATCCGGCAGGAATCTCAATGGGACCAGAACGAGTAGCAAAATATCTGCCTGACTTGAATGCTTTGGTACTGGATTTGGCCCAGTGCATATAACCGTCTTCTGAAAAAACAGCAATGGCACGTTTGGATGTAAATTCAATCCAGCGAAGCACAGCTGAAGTCAGTGACACCTCATAACGATCTGCACAGTGACCAAGAAGATCAAAGCTGAATTTTTCTTTTTCAGTTTGCAGACGAAAGTCGTTTGCGGGCATCAATAAACTGGCTGCAAAAATATTGGCTTCATCTTCAAATTGCCTATAAGACGAGTCAGGACTGATTGTATCCTTCATTCCGCATTCGAAACCATTAATACCGGCTTCTTTACGATGGAGCATATAGTGTCCCAGTTCATGAGCCAGCGTAAAATTGATTCGTCCAACATGCTGAATATTTTTGTTATAGAAAATGGCCCAACGCGGCTCCGCCGGATCTTTGGCAAGTGCTCCTTCAAACTTATTTAAGTGGTGACCCTGAACATCGGTGATCGGATCATCATTAAATGATGGTGTCAGTTCCAAAGCGACCTTTTTGACATCAACGGGAAATCTTTCTTCTGGCGGCAATGTATCTAAAATTCGAGTGATCCGGTTGGCTTCCTTATGCGGCCGATTTTTTCTGCCACTTACGTTTTACTCCAGGCATTGATGATGTCTTCGATTTTTTTCTGCTCATCTTCACCCAGGCTTTCAAATTTGCGAAAGAACACTGCCTTTTTCATTTCATCCGTCGGTTCTGTCATGTCATTATTGATCAGAAATTCAGTACTGGTTTCTAGTGCCTGTGCGATAGCAGTTAACTTTTCGGCTGATGGTCGCTTAACACCACGGTTCTCAATTTCCCAGATATAACTTTTACCAGAGCCTATTTTTTCGGCAAGCTGCTCAAGAGTAAATCCCTTGTCTTTGCGCAGCTCCTTTATCTTGGGTCCAAGCTGGTTGGCCACATTAAACCTCCTCGTATTTGAATAAGAAGTTCAGTATAGACATACAAATAGTCATTGACAACGGGTAGTACTGATTATATTCTTATAGTTCACTAAATTGAACTTATAGTAACTGTAGAGAAAGAGGGCCTTATTTATGCCAATTGTTCGTAATTTTATCCGCCACGCCTCTCCAGAAAGGCTGAAAGAGTATTTCACCCAAGCAAAAATTGCTGTTAATGATGTTGATTGGAGTCAAGATCAGAGCATAGTCGCCAAAAATGTGATCCAGCTTGTTGATCATCTTAGCGACTCTGATAAGGCACGTCTGCGTGTTGATGCCGAACGTGTATGTCATATGGCTGATGACATTGGGCAGGCAGCGTTACTGAGTGTGGTGAAAGATCAATCAACATTTACCAGTTTATCGAATGGCATTGAGCGTAGTCATTGGGTTTACCTTAATGATCCTGACTCGTTTCGGCATGCTGAGGATATCCGTTATGCGGATCAATATCGCCATGGTAAAAACTGGAGTGGTTTTAAGGTTGATGCAGGAATTGATTTAGCTACTGATTCCGCGTCGCTGGCTACATTTACGGCAAAACTCAAATCGCTTTTTGGTCTCGGCGACAAGGTAAAGCTAGAGTTGTTTGAACGCACCACAGTCGATGATGACGGTAATGACATCAATATCGTGCAGGTGATGATTTATCAGGAAGGCTTTTGCCCGATGCCTATTTGGAATTCCAAGGAGACGACGTTGTCTCCAGGATCAGGCGTTCTGTCTCAGAGGATGCAATTACTTATGATTCTGGCTCAGGTGTGATTGAAGTGGTGGCCGCACGCAGCGAGCGCAGAAATACTATTGCAAAAGCATTTACCGAAGACCTGTTGAAGCAAACTGAGTCTGAAGATGTACCTCTGAGACGATATGATCTTGCACCATTAATGCAAAATCAAGCTCTGGATTGGGATGCAAGTGATGGCATTGAATCAGTACAGATCGTCATGTTGAAGCTTAAAGATCTAGCGGGCGATGGACGTATTCAATTGGAAGTGCCTGCAAAAAATCAGATGGATTTTCATGATTATGCGCAAGAGTATTTTGGTGAACACAATCCGTTGTTATCAGGGAGTTTTGTGCCAACGCAGGCGAGAATATCAATTCGATTTCATCCTGAAAATAATTCCAATCGTTGTAAAGTCTTACCGGTAAAAATTACCATGCCTAATGGTTGTGATTTGCGAAGCCGAACTGAGAAAGAACGATTGATTGGAGAAAAATATCTTACGCGTTGGGGCTTGCTAGAGGTGATTGATTGATGCGAGAAACAACCAATCTCAGTCGAGACTCCTTTGAACTGTTGCTGCGCATTTTCGAACATCCACGCATGACAGTGAGCGCTGGATTGTTGCAGGATAATTTTCCCTTGCTAGCAGAAGAGTTAATGGAAAGTCGTTGCTTGGTTCCTGATGCTAATCAGTCATCAAGTAGCATACCAAATGAGGAAGATGCTTCATTTTACGAGTTGATCTGGGATTCTGATCGAATGCAGCATAAATATTTTACAGCGGGTGCTGGTTGGATATTTGTCGATACTGAAACCATGAAACGTCATGTGATTGATGACGATAAGACAATGAAGTTTTTTCAGCACAGCTTAGGGATTCCTGCTAGCCAAAGAGTAATCTGCTTGAACGATACTACGTTATGGCATCTGGGTGCGGCTCGTTTTTCTGGCCACCGGGTACATATCTACTTTGTACGCCGATTAAGTGAGCCCAATGTCCGCATGGACTTTTTACGAGCAATAAAACGTGAAGTTGGAAAAACACCGGCGATTATTTTATATGCCGGAAGAAATGATCCTATTGAACTGGACTTGCCAATTGACCAAGCATTGATTCCATTCCACCAGTTATTGGTCAGAGATAGTGTTCATTTTTCTATTGATGAAAATGCAGTGCATGAAATTTTAAGCGGTAAGCCTGCTGCAACTGAATCCACTGGTGGTATTAGTCTGCGATTTACTACGGATTACCGAACTGTCTATTGGAATGGAGAAGAATACAAGTTAACGAAAAAACAATCGGCAATCATGGAGTGTCTATACACCGAGGGTGGTCGCGCACACAAAGATTTACTTCTCGCAGAGGGTGGTCGCGCACACAAAGATTTACTTCTCGCAGAGGCTCGCACCAATGAACAAATGCATCGAATTATGCGAAATAAAGTTGATGGTAATTGGGTGGTTCATCCTTTGTGGAAAACTTTAATTAAAAGTGAAGGCAATGGTTACTATCGCCTGAATGCCTAAGTTTGTTTTATTCCTTTTGGTGTACTTTAAATGCATTTTCCATCCAGCCAGGCATATCTGTTTTTATCAGAATTTCAAACTCCTTTACACTGAGGGCAGCTTTAATAGTGCGAATGACTTTGGAATTGACGCTATTTTTACCCAGATACCATAAGGCAGAAAGTGCCAATCCCGATCGTTTTCCAGCCAAGAGGAGTTTCCTATGGCTGACATGCCGAAGGCTTACTTTCAGATTGCCGATTTTAAGTTCTCGTGTTGGCCCACTGGTGTCAAAAACAGGCGTCGTTGGTACCTAGGTAACCAACTTAAATCGCCTCGCTGCTTCTGCGCCATGTACCTGAATAATTTCACCATGGTCTTTGGCTATTACCTCAATAATTTTGGATACGTCTGGCGTGACCTTGCCAACAAAGCGACTTTCTTTTGGCCGCACAAATACTCCTCGAACAATTCTCTGAGTAACTCCTTCATCGACTAGGCGGGACAACGTCTTATCCACAGAGGCGCGTGACCCTAATTTGAGGAACCGTGTATTGGTAAATGGCTCTCCTCGGCGGATACGCACTATGTGCTTACGGATTATTTGAGCCGTAGGCATAGTATTAGTCTTATTCATGTCATAAAAACTAGCATTCTTTCTGACATTATCCAAGAGAAGATAATTTATATCGAGTATGCGTAACAAATTAACTGAGTAACCGTCTTAACGAAAATACCACCGGTTTTCCCACCTTTCAGACCACCTAATTTCCCACCACTCCACCGCCATTATTACCCCGTGTTAACAACAATCACGAGGTAAAAACAAATGAACGTAAAACACTTAAATCAGGCCGAGTTGGCCGACCGCTGGGGTGTCTCTCAACGGACGCTGGAACGCTGGCGTGCCATTGGATGGGGACCCTGTTTTCTGAAGATGGGTGGGCGCGTTGTCTACCGTCTTGAAGATATCGAGGCCTATGAAATTCGCCACATGCGCGCATCAACATCTGAAGCTGCAACTCAGGCTCAGATTGGAGGTGTCGCATGAATACCACTCTAGAAGATGCAAAGGTCTTTTCTGTTGCAGAGATGACAGGACTGCCCGCACAGGATCTGATGCAGCTGCAATTGGCTGCCAAGAAAGCACTGCAAAAAACCAAAGATTTAAAAGACTGGATCGACGGTTCCATTGCGCTGAAGTATGAGTCACAAGCTAAAGCGCTACGCACTCAGTTGGGTAAGGATACAGGAACCGTTAATTTCGATGATGACGGTATTAGGATCACCTGTGATCTGCCTAAACGACCTTCATGGGACCAAAAGAAACTAGCCGATATTGCTAAACGCATCGCTGTGGATGGTGATGATCCTGCTGAATATCTGGATATCACCTACAAAGTCGCAGAGCGTAAGTACACCGCATGGCCTGAAACATTAAGGCAGGCGTTCACTCCGGCACGCACGCTAAAAATGGGGAAGCCCACCTTCAAATTGGCGATAGCTGATGGAGGTGAGCAATGAGTGCACTTCCTATTATCAGTGCTGACCAGCGTATGACAGAGAAGCGCGGCATAAAAGGCTGCATCTTTGGCAAGTCAGGTATTGGCAAGACTAGCCTACTGTGGACCTTGGACACAGAGAACACTTTATTCTTTGATCTGGAAGCTGGTGACCTTGCTATTGAAGGTTGGTCAGGCGACAGCATCCGTCCAAAAACATGGCAGGAATGCCGCGACTTTGCTGTGTTCATTGGTGGGCCTAATCCCGCATTGCGTGAAGAACAGCCTTACAGTCAGGCCCACTACGATGCAGTGTGTGAACGCTTCGGAGATCCTGAAGTATTGAAAAAATACGACACCATATTTATTGATTCAATAACCGTCGCAGGCCGCCTCTGTTTTCAATGGTGTAAGGGCCAACCACAGTCGTTCAGTGAGCGTACCGGCAAGCCTGACAACCGTGGCGCTTATGACCTACATGGTCAGGAAATGATTGCTTGGCTTACTCATCTACAACACACCCGTAATAAAAATATCTGGTTTGTTGGGATTCTTGATGAGCGCATTGACGACTTTAATCGTAAGGTGTTTTCACCTCAGATAGACGGCTCTAAAACCGGTCTTGAACTGCCAGGAATTGTCGATCAGGTGATCTCCATGGTGGAGATGACTGACGATGATGGTCAGTCCTGGCGTGCCTTTGTCAATCACACACTCAATCCCAATGGTTATCCCGCCAAGGATCGTAGTGGTCGTCTAGAAATGATTGAGGAACCCCACCTTGGTCGCCTGATGGCAAAAATACATACCCCTGTAAAACCGGCCGTGGAGCGACTTGAGTTTGCTCGCCCATCCGCACCCACCGCCGACCCTCAACCCTCTAATGAAAGTGAAGGAGTTTAACCATGACATCTACTTGGAATGATTTCAATTCAGCCGACGATCAAAACAACTTTGATTTAATCCCTAAAGGCACCTTGGTAAAGGTGCGCATGACCATTAAACCAGGTGGTCACGATGACCCATCTCAAGGTTGGATAGGCGGTTATGCCACGCAAAGTCACACAACAGGATCGGTTTATCTTAACTGTGAATTTGTGGTGCTCGAAGGCTCTCATGCCCGACGCAAAATGTGGAGCTTGATTGGTTTGCACAGTAACAAGGGGCCTGAGTGGGCCAATATGGGACGTGCATTTGTCAAAGGCATCCTGAATTCTGCCAATGGTCTGCACCCACAAGACAATTCTGAACAGGCGCAACAGTCTTGTCGCATTAATGGCTTTTCTGATCTCGATGGTATCGAGTTTGTTGCCAAGGTTGAAATGGATAAGGACCAGTATGGTGATGATAAAAATGTCATCAAGATGGCGATCACACCAGACAAAAAAGAATACGCAGGTGTGATGGGTAGCGTAGCAACTCAAGTTGTGCAATCAGCACCGACTCCCCAACAGGCACCAGCTGCGTCACCTTCGGGCCGACCAAGCTGGGCACAATAAGGAGTTGTTGCGATGATCTTAAGGCTCCGCCAGAAGATGTTTGTTGAGCGCAGTATTCATGCGCTCAATGAGCATGGCAACACGCTGGGTGTTGCGCCAACCGGTGCCGGTAAAACCATCATGCTCTCCGGCGTTGCCGGAGAGTTGTTGGCTGATACCGACGCCAAAGCTTGTGTGTTAGCACATAGAGATGAGCTAACTTGCCAGAATGAAACCAAGTTCAACAAGGTTAATCCTGGTATCAAAACATCCGTGTTCGATGCACATAATAAGTCATGGTCTGGGCAGGCAACCTTTGCCATGGTTCAGACCTTGTCACGAGACAAGAATCTCAGTCAAATACCAAATCTGGATCTACTCGTCATAGATGAAGCGCATCACGTTGCTGCGCCCAGTTACATGCGCATCATCGATCATGTACGAGAAAATAATCCGGACGTTGCCATTTTTGGTGTGACAGCCACACCTAATCGTGGCGATTGCAAGGCACTACGTCCAGTGTTCAGTAATGTATCCGACCAGATTGGGTTGGGTGAGTTGATCCAGTCGGGTCACCTGGTATCACCTCGTACCTTTGTTGTTGATGTCGGTACGCAAAGCGCGTTATCAAGTGTAAAGCGTACAGCTGATGAATTCGATATGACAGAAGTCGATGCCATTATGAACAAGGCTCCCATCACTGAAGCGGTTATTAAGCAGTGGAAGGAAAAAGCAGGAAACCGTAAAACCGTGATTTTTTGTTCGACTGTCGACCATGCACGCAATGTATCTGATGCTTTTATCGCGTCAGGGATCAAAACCGTTTTGGTCTATGGCGACCTTTCAAAAAGTGCCCGTGATTCTGCACTTTATCAATATGAGCAAGAGGATGCTCAGGTGATAGTCAATGTTGCGGTGTTGACCGAGGGTTGGGATCACCCGCCAACTGACTGCGTCATACTGCTTCGACCCAGCTCTTACAAATCGACATTGATCCAAATGATAGGTCGTGGTCTTCGCACTGTTGATCCTGTTGAGCATCCCGGCGTGACCAAGACAGATTGTATTGTCCTTGATTTTGGCACCAGCACTTTGCTGCATGGATCGCTTGAACAGGATGTCAATCTGGATGGGCGGGACCTGAACGGTGAAGCACCACAGAAAGAATGTCCTGAGTGTGGCGCTCAAGTTCCGGCAGCCTCACTGGAATGTCCGCTATGTGGTCATCAGTGGGAGCGAAAAGAGACCGATGAAAAGATCGAACTGACGGACTTTGTCATGTCAGAACTGGACCTTCTTAAACGCTCATCATTCCGTTGGTGCGACCTGTTTGGTGATGATGGCGCGTTGATGGCGACCGGATTTGATGCATGGGCTGGCGTGTTTTTTTTAAATGGGCGCTGGTTCAGTATTGGCGGCGGTAAAAGCCTGGATACACATCTGCAGGCGCTAGGTGAACGTACCGTGTGTATTGCAGCCGCTGACGATTGGCTTAATGCACATGAGTCTGAGGACACTGCACTCAAGTCACGTCGTTGGTTAAGCCAAGCGGCGACGCAACAACAACTACGTTATTTACCACTCGCTTATCGTCAGGACTTTGGCCTAACCCGTTATCAGGCATCTTGCTTATTGGCCTTCCAGTTTAACAAGCGCGATATCCAGTCTTGTATCTTTGGCGCAGAAAAAAACAAGGAGGCTGCGTGATATGTGTAATTTGTGGACGAGAAGGACGCGGCTTTTGTTGGCTATCACCGAAGCTCGGGCAGCGTACGTCCGATGGCAAACGACTATTCAAACGCTTTTGTTCAATGCAATGCCAATCGTTGCATGCCAGGCGCATCAAGTCTGGAGGTGGTGTTGTGATTGATCCTACCCATAACGAAAAGGCAGCAATGGAAATGGTATTGCCGCGCCTTGGTGAATACGTGGCATCTGTGGGTATGGAAAAACCACTATCACTGTACAACCGTGAAGAAATTCTGCAGATGGTTGATGTGGTGTTGACGGCCTATTTCGATAACTTGCGAGACATAACGCCTGACGACGTGCCGTTCTAGAGGAGCAATCATGCTGGATTACAATTCATCCGCTTCCCTAAGTGAGCGGGTTACAACTCTTATTGATAATGCATTGGCATCTGAACGTGATCAACAAACACCGAGAACTTATCTAGGTGGATCACGTTTAGGCGTCAGTTGTGACCGGGCGCTGCAGTACGAATACTTGCAGACACCGGTTGATCTGGGGCGTGAGTTTTCAGGCACCATCTTGCGTATTTTTGAGGCAGGTCATGTGTTCGAGGACCTTGCTATCCGATGGCTTCGGATGGTTGGGTTTGAGATTCATACCGAAACATCACAAGGCGAACAGTACGGTTTCAGTGCGCCTGATGGACGGATTCAGGGCCATGTTGACGGTATTTTATCCGCAGGTCCTGATGCATTAAAACTGTCCTATCCAGCGCTTTGGGAGTGTAAATCGCTCAACAATAAATCATGGAAAGATACGGTCAAGCGAGGTCTGATACTTTCCAAGCCGGTGTATGCGGCACAGATTGCACTCTATCAGGCGTATATGGAACCGGTGATCCCTGGCATCAGTCAGAACCCGGCTATCTTCACGGCAATTAATAAAGACACAGCTGAACTTTATTTTGAGCAGATCCCTTTTAATGGTGAGTTGGCGCAACGTTCATCGGATCGTGGTGTACGTATTTTGCAGGCATCTGATGCGCATGAGTTATTACCTCGCATGGTTAATGACGCCAGCTACTATGAGTGCAAGTTCTGCTCATGGCAGGACCGATGTTGGGGAGGACATTCATGATGACAGACAACATCGTCTGGATGGACTTCAATGATGCGCCAGAACAAGGCATCGCTGTGCGAGAATCATTTGATGCGCAGGATCTAAAAACACAACTCATTGGACGTTTACCGGAAGCACTTGCTTGTTTGTTCCCTAATGGAAAAACACGCAGCAATCAATTTTTCATTGGTGATCTTCAAGGCAATACAGGTAAAAGCCTGGTGGTGGATCTGCAAGGACAAAAGGCTGGCATGTGGATCGATTTCGCAACCAATTCGGGGAGTCGCTATTTTTGCGAAAGCTTGTTTTGGGCATCCCAGCCCAAGCAAGCAGCAAAAACTTAACGCGACCACTTATGCCTCCGGCGGCCCCGATTCGTCCTCGTCACCTCGTCCCGACCCAACAAGGGGTCGGAACATAGGCTCCAAATGACTTGACGCCGTGTCGGATGGCCTTTTATTTTGTCTCCACCTTCGCTAACGCTCAGACTCCGACAAAACAACGGCCCTACGGCTATCGCGGACTAAAAATCATCACTTCGCTTAGGCTACGTTTCCCTGATTTTCAGCGTATGAGGGTAAAGATTGGACAACATCGTCTGGATGGACTTCAATGATGCGCCAGAACAAGGCATCGCTGTGCGAGAATCATTTGATGCGCAGGATCTAAAAACACAACTCATTGGACGTTTACCGGAAGCACTTGCTTGTTTGTTCCCTAATGGAAAAACACGCAGCAATCAATTTTTCATTGGTGATCTTCAAGGCAATACAGGTAAAAGCCTGGTGGTGGATCTGCAAGGACAAAAGGCTGGCATGTGGATCGATTTCGCAACCAATGAAGGTGGCGATGTTATCGATTTGTGGGCAGAGGTTAATGGCTTGGATAGCCAGCGTAATTTTCCACAGGTCATTGAGTCCGTAGCGCATTGGTTAGGCGAAACGCCCAGAACAACATCTCAACCGATGATAAAAAAAGAACCGGTTGATGAGCTGGGACCGTGGTCTGCCAAGTGGGACTACCACGACGGGCAAGGGAAACTCATTGCCTGTATCTATCGTTACGATACACCGGATGGTAAAGAGTATCGGCCATGGGATGTGTCGACCCGAAAAATGTGTGCGCCCAATCCACGTCCACTTTATAACCAACCACAATTGAAACCCGTTAATGAAGTGGTTTTGGTTGAAGGTGAGAAAGCAGCTGATGCCCTCGTCAGTATTGGCATCACTGCAACCACGGCAATGAACGGTGCCAATGCACCGGTGGACAAAACCGACTGGTCACCGCTTAGCGGTAAGCATGTGTTGATCTGGCCAGATAAAGATGAATCTGGACTGCAATATGCGAAACGTGCCAGTCATGCATTATCCAATGCCGGTGTTGCGACGGTAGCGATTCTACAGCCACCAGAGGATAAGCCAGACAAATGGGATGCCGCTGATGCTGTCGCCGAGCAAATGGATATTGCCGCATATCTTAAATCAGCAGTTAGTCAGGAGACATCCAGCCATTCACAAATCCCTGTATTTAGTCTGGCACAAATGCTAGCAGACACATCATCAATGCCGGATGACCTGATTGCGCCACGGCTACTCACGCCAGGTGGCATGATTGTTTTTGGTGGCGCGCCTAAAGTCGGTAAGAGTGATTTCCTGCTCACCATGCTGACGCATATGGCCGCCGGTGAGCCTTTTCTGGAATTGAAACCACCCAGACCTCTGCGAGTATTTTATCTGCAAGCCGAGGTGCAATATCACTATTTGCGTGAGCGTTTTAAGTTGATGAACTTGCCAGAAGATATCATTGAGAAAGCCGCTAATAATCTCAAAATCACACCGCAGTTGAAGTTGGTATTAAACGATGAAGGCATGCCTTGTGTGCTGGACGCAATACGTGAGGCTTTCACTGACCCTCCCTTAGATGTGCTAGTTATCGATCCTATTCGTAACGTTTTTGATGGTGGACCCGATGGTGCTAGCGAGAATGATAACAACGCCATGTTGTTCTTTCTGCGTGACCGTGTAGAGAAGCTCCGTGATGCAGTCAACCCTGATGCAGGTGTGATTTTGGCGCACCACACCAAGAAGATCAGTAAGAAACAAGTCGAGGAAGATCCTTTTATGGCGTTGTCTGGTGCAGGCAGTCTGCGTGGATATTACACCGCAGGGATGTTGCTCTACCGCCATGATGAAAATCGTACTGATCGTCTATTGGTGTTTGAATTACGCAATGGGCCAAGCATTACAACCAAGCGCGTCGACAAATCTGCTGGCCGCTGGGTGGAGCTGGATGCAAACAGTGATCGATTAGTTAACCAGGATCATGGTGAGCGTTTGGATGCAGAGCGTCGTCGAAAACGTGATGTGATCTTACAGTTGATATTTGATGAAGCATCCGCAAACAAAGTCTATACCGCCAATCAGTTTGCTGAAGCATTTGAAGGCAAGGCCGGGCTTGGAGCCAATCGCACCATCAACGAACGATTGTCGGTGTTGGCCACCAAGGGCTATATCAAGTTTTTCCGCAATCCCGAGGACTACGGGCTGCCGCCATTGACGCGCAGCAAGTTTGGACATGTCTGCGTAGAACAGATGGTGCTGCCCGGCAAAGAGCAGGTTGATATCGATACCGGTGAAGTTACATCAAGCTGTGTTGCCATCAAACCCACTCATTACAAATGCCCACAAACCGGCGCGGTACTGCCCGTCGAAAACCCCAATATCTGGATCTATCAAGAGGAGGACCAAGAATGAATCAAGCGACAAACACCGTCACCCATACCCGTGTCAGCAGTCTGCAATCTGGGGTAGTTTGCTGCAAACTGCAATCTGCTTGCAAACTGGAACCGACTAAAAACAACGACTTACGCCAGTTTGCAGATTGCAGAGACCAGTTTGCAAAGAGCACCTACAAACTGCCCACAAACCCAGTTGTACCAAGGGTTTCAGCGGTATTCCCAGTTTGCACACAGATACCCTCTCCCTACGGGAGAGGAGAGCCCCAAGGGGTAGCTCTCCATCCCGAGGAGAAGGATATGTCAGATTCAGATGACATCACTGTGCTTTGTTTGGATCTCGGGACAAAGAGTGGCTGGGCACTACGTTCATCCGACAGGGTTGTTAGCAGCGGAACAGCTGAGTTCAAGCACGACCGTTATCAAGGCGGTGGAATGCGCTTTCTCAAGTTCAAGCAATGGCTGAATCAGATGTTGGCGGCAGTTGATCAAATTGACGCGATCTATTTCGAGGAAGTTCGACGTCATTTAGGCGTTGATGCAGCGCATGCCTACGGTGGCTTTCTAGCGCACCTGACTGCATGGTGTGAGCAACACGGATTGCTTACGAAGGCGTGCCGGTTGGCACGATCAAACGTCACGTCACCGGCAAGGGCAATGCCAATAAGGCCAAAGTGATTCAGGCAGTACGGCAGTTGGGTTATTACCCAACGGACGATAACGAGGCCGATGCACTGGCTTTGTTGCACTGGGTGATTGATACCCGTCTGGGCGGTGCATCATGAGCTGGACTGAGAAGATGGTGGCCGAACGTTTTGAAGCCTGCGTGAAGACCTTGCGTAAATTACCCGCAGTTCGGATGGGCGGCTATGTGTCGGCATGGCCTGACATTGTTTACACGCCAAAGGAGATCAACCGGCAAGAGCCCAAGCCTATTCGCTTCACTGCATTACCCGATGAGATCACTCGCATGGAAGAGACGTTAACCTGGATTCATTGGGTGAATGAAGCTGAGCGTCACCTCATCTGGTTACGTGCCTATCGTGTCCCATGGCGGGTCGTTGCCAGAAAAACAGGCGTCCCTCGGACCTCTGCCCAGCGTTATTGGGAGGAGGCTTTGCGCAAAATAGCGCGATGTTTAGAGGCAGAGCGTAACGCTGCGTAAGCGTGGCGAAATCAGTGATGGGACAAAAGACCCGTTATTTGTTTTAATACTTGCTAACATCGCGAACGAACTCAAGCCAAGGCCATGACATCATAATCGTGGCCTTTTTTATTGCCCATGAAAACACCAAGCACTCTGTCAAGCAGGCAATTGCGTAGACATGTCGTCTACGGGTCCTTCCTGCGCTTTAACGCGGTGCGGGGCGCAAGGCCGCCTTGTTTCGCTAGCGATAAATTATAAAAACGGGTTCGCAGGTTCGCGGTACGCACCCAACTTTCAAGGTAAACGAATGCAAACAACTTTTGTTGAAACGGTGGAGCAATGGCCGCTCCAGCAGTTGATCCCGTATGCGCGTAATGCGCGTACCCATGATGATGGGCAGGTTTCACAGATCGCAGGATCGATTGCCGAGTTTGGATTTGTTAATCCTATTTTGGTCGGTTATGACAATGTCATCGTTGCTGGCCATGGTCGTTTGATGGCAGCACAGCAGCTGGGTTTGGAAAAAGTGCCTGTCATTGTATTGGCTCACTTGACCGAAGCGCAGCGCAAGGCATTGGTTATTGCCGATAATAAAATCGCCGAGAACGCAGGATGGAATGAAGATCTTCTGAAACTCGAATTGAGTGAAATTGAGGAGCTTGGTTTTGATCTGGATGTGATTGGTTTCTCGGATGATGAGCTGAACGAATTACTCGAGGACGAGGATGCTGGTCTTACTGATGACGATGAAATTCCTGAACCTGAAGATCAGGCAATTAGACAACCCGGTGAGGTTTGGCAACTTGGTGAACATCGTCTGCTTTGTGGTGATGCCACCAATCAGGATGATATGGAACAATTGATGGATGGTGACTTGGCCGACATGGTCTTCACCGATCCACCGTACAACGTGGACTATGGCAACACGGCCAAAGATAAAATGCGCGGCAAAGACCGACGCATTCTTAACGACAATCTGGGTGAAAGTTTTTACGGTTTTTTGCAAGCAGTCTTAGGCAACTTACTAAAAGTTTCAAAGGGTGCTTGCTATATTTGTATGTCATCCAGTGAGCTGGATACATTGCAACAAGCCTTTCGTGATGCTGGCGGTAAGTGGTCTACGTTTATCATCTGGGCTAAAAATACATTCACATTAGGGCGCTCAGATTATCAACGTCAGTACGAACCGATCCTGTACGGATGGGGTGAAGGTAATGATCATTTTTGGTGTGGTGCACGTAATCAAGGTGATGTTTGGTTTTTCAATAAGCCTGTAAAAAATGATTTACACCCAACTATGAAACCAGTCGAACTGGTTGAACGTGCGGTGCGCAATTCAAGTAAGAGTCGAGATATAGTGTTGGACCCATTTGGTGGTTCAGGAAGTACTCTGATCGCCTGTGAAAAAAGTGGTCGTCAGGCGCGTTTGATGGAGCTCGATCCTAAATATGTCGATGTCATTATTCGACGTTGGCAAGATTACTCTGGTAACAAGGCAGTTCTGGCGGCTACTGATAGGAGTTTTGATGAAATATCTGAGGAACGATCAGTCTTAAATGAGGCGAAAAATGATCAGGCATTTGTAGAAGTACCGGAGTAATAAGGTGTTGTCTTCTAAACGATTTGATAACGCCTTGGAGCATCTTCATCTTTGTGAGATGTAATGGTTAACCCGAGCCGTTTTTTAAGTGTGTTTGAAAACACGCCCCTCACGGTATGTTTCTGCCAACCGGTTTGAGCACAAATTTCTTCAATGCTGGCTCCATCTGGACGGCGCATCATCTCAATCATGGCGGCCTGTTTTGTGCCTTTTCGATGCGGTGATTTTTTGGCTATTGGTTGTTTGCCAATAGCGGTGTATCCGGCTGGGCTAATAATGTAAGTGTCGCCAGACTGTTCAATCAGTTGGCGAGTTAATAGACCATTAATGACGCGAGGTTTAATGCCTGCGTTGATATTGTCTGGCAATGGTTCAATGTTTCCGCTTGATCGATTCGATGCTGCATTGAGAATGTTTTCTTGGGTAGTGGTCAATTTCATGATTTTTGTTCTCCTGTTAAAAATTATTCGGCGTGCTCGCCTTCTTGAAAGGCGGCGTCGGTAATTTGTTTGAGTAATTCGGCATAGTGGCCAAGGTCGCCAACATGTCCCCAGTTGATTTCATCGGGATGTGCATTGAAATGGTTATCACTTAGTGCTTTTAAGCGTTCGAGTGCGTTGTCGATTTCTGCTTTTCGGGCTAAAAATGTATCTAATGCGTTGCTTTGTTGGCTCATTATCTTGGCTCCATGTGTTGTTTCGTTGTACACATGAACGCTTCATATAGGCATCTAATCAACTGATATCTGCTTATCTTTCGGATAAAGCTGCAATTAAAAAAATGAGGCAAAGGTATGGGGATTTCCAACCGTGCTTATGGCCGCCATCGAGGTGTATCTGAAGCTTCGGTACGTAAAGCAATCAAATCTGGGCGTATTTCAAAGGCGTCAGATAGCACGATTGATCCAGTAAAAGCCGATGCGCAATGGGTGAGAAATACCGATGTTGGGCAACAGCGAAAGTCAAAGCAAAAACGTAAGGCGGTTTCGACCGCTGCAATCGATGCGGTAAACGATACGCTGCAAGAACAAGGCGGATCAGGTGGTGGAACCACCTATATGCAGGCCAGAACCGCCAACGAAGTGCTTAAGGCACAAACTAACCGTATTCGCCTGCAACAAATTAAAAATGAGCTCGTTGATCGATCCAGTGCATTGGCACATGTATTCAAACTGGCACGATCAGAGCGTGATGCCTGGGTGAGTTGGCCTGCGCGTATTTCAAGTCAAATGGCGGCTGAACTGGACGTTGATGCGCATAAAATGCATGTAATGCTGGAAGCTTATGTCAGACAACACCTCTCAGAACTCGCCGACGTCCAGCCGCGTGTGGACTAATGAAATAGAACATTATGATGGCGCACTTGAGATTGAAAAAAACTGGTATGAAGGGCTGAAACCTGATCCATTTATGGCGGTTTCCGAATGGTCTGATAAATATCGGTTTCTTTCCTCCAAGTCTGCTGCAGAACCTGGACGCTGGCGTACAAAACGCACACCTTATCTGAAAGAGATTATGGATTGCTTGTCCGTATCATCACCGATACAACGTGTTGTCTTTATGAAAGGTGCACAGGTTGGTGGTACCGAAGCAGGTAATAATTGGGTTGGCTATGTGATCCATATTGCACCGGGTCCAATGATGGCTGTTTCACCCACGGTGGAAATGGCCAAACGTAACTCGCGCCAGCGTATTGATCCACAGATTGAAGATGTTCCTGAACTGCGTGAACGGGTTGCCCCGGCCCGCAGTCGAGACTCAGGCAATACGGTGCTCTCTAAAGAATTCCCCGGTGGTGTTCTGGTTATGACTGGAGCGAATAGCGCGGTTGGCCTTCGTTCAATGCCTGCACGTTATCTGTTTATGGATGAGGTAGATGGCTATCCGGGTGATGTGGAGGGTGAAGGTGATCCGATCCTGCTTGCAGAGCGTCGTAGTGCTACTTTTCAACGCCGCCGCAAGGTGTTGTTGGTGAGTACGCCAACGATCAAAGGGCTATCACGGATTCAACGTGAGTTTGAGGCGTCAGACCAGCGTTACTATCAAGTACCTTGTCCTGAATGTGGCTTTGAACAAGCACTACGATTCACTCAAATGCGTTGGCCTGAAGGCAAGCCAGATGAGACGAAATATTGTTGTGAATCCTGTGGTGTTCTGATTGATGAACACCATAAAACAAAGATGTTGGCAAAGGGTCGTTGGGTACCCACTGCTGAAGGTGATGGACGAACTCAAGGCTATCACCTGTCATCACTTTACAGTCCTGTAGGTTGGTTTTCATGGGCTGATGCCGCACGATTATTTGAGGTTGCAAAGAGCAGTCCTGATTTAATGAAGGGTTTTGTTAACACAGTTTTAGGTGAACCTTATGAAGAAGAATTTGAAGCACCTGAATGGGAGCGGATTTATGAACGTCGGGAAAAATATCCGATCGGCGTTGTCCCTGCCGATGGATTATTCCTAACAGCAGGCGTCGATATTCAACGTGACCGGATTGAATGTGAAGTGGTTGCATGGGGTCGTAACAAGATTTCATGGTCAATAGATTACCAAGTCCTCGATGGTGACACTGCCCAGCAAGGTGTTTGGAAAAAACTGGATGCCTTACTGGCTAATGATTGGTCACACGCAGCAGGTGGAACACTGCCTATTCGTGTGATGTGTGTTGATTCAGGCTACGCCACTCAAGACGTTTATGGTTGGGTGAGAAACTATCCGCAAGCGGTTTGGGGTGGAGCTGGTGCCAGAGCATCTCAGCCAAGAACGGCGGTTGCAATTAAGGGTCGTGATCAAGATACAGCACTCATATTGAGTGTTTCCAAAGCTGATACCGGCGGTAAGCGTAAAGGCTTACGTGTTTGGAATGTCAGTGGTCCGGTTGCCAAGGTGGAACTGTATCGCTGGTTAAAACTACCGCGACTTACTGATGAGGAATTGGACGCTGGTGAAGATTATCCACCCGGCACCTGTCATTACCCAGAATATGGCGAGGAATATTTTAAACAGCTTACCGCTGAGCGCCGCGTGATTCGATTGCACAAAGGCTTTCCCAAGGCGACTTGGGAAAAAGATCCAGCGCGCAATAACGAGGCATTGGATTGCCGCGTTTATGCACGTTCAGCAGCCAGTATTTACGGTCTTGATCGTTTCAAGGAAATACATTGGAAGCGATTAGAGAAAGCGATGGGTGTCATTACTCCGTCGTTAAAACAAAACAATGAGATCAAGCAATCTCAATCTATTCAACGAGAAGAAAAGAGTCGACCCAAGTTAATGCAGCGGCCATCGGCGCTTGTCGATGATCCTTATCTATAGAGAACAATAATGGCTGATTTAATCCTATTAAAGCAGCGGCTTTTTGAAGCCGAGGCGGCATTGCATCGCCTGATGACTGGCGAATTGGAAGTGACCGTTTCTGTCGGCGGATTTGGTGCGACAACTTATAACCAAGCCAGCGCTGACAAGTTATCCGCCTATGTAGCGAAATTAAAAAATGATATCGCTAAGCGTGAAGGTGGATTAAGGCGAGGACCGATATTAATGAGGTTTTAAACGTTATGTCGATACAAATTCTTGGGGCCAATGGTCAACCACTGGCGCAGGATACCGCGCATCGCGGAGCCTCACTTTCGGCACGTGAATTATCCAGCTGGTTACCATCATTGGGTTCAGCTGATACGGATCTTCTGGATGAACTGCCAACCTTGGTAGCCCGTTCACGGGATCTGGTTCGCAATAACGGTATTGCAGCAGGTGCTATTCAGACCCTGGTGGATAACGTTGTTGGAACAGGTTTGCGATTATCCGCCTTACCTGATTACAAGGCATTGGGTCGGGACAAAGAGTGGGCAGATGAGTGGTCCAGAAAAACAGAGGCGCTATGGCGTAGCTGGACGGAAACAACTGACTGTGATGCAGCACAAGGTCTCACCTTTGCAGGTTTAACAGCACAGGTTTTTCGTTCGGGATTGATCAATGGTGAGGCACTGGCCTTACCACTTTGGATCAAAGACCGTCCTGGTCAGTTTTCAACAGCAATTCAACTGGTTGAAACTGATCGCCTGAGCAACCCATCGGGAAAAATTGATAGTAAAACACTTCGTGGTGGCATTGAGGTTGATCGATATGGTGCGCCGCAGGCTTATTGGATCAGTAAGCGGCATCCAGGTGATCGATTTCTTTCTATTTCAATGGAAATGGAAAAATGGCAACGGGTTTCTATCCGCACTCAATTTGGTCGTCAGCGAGTTATTCATATCCACGATAAGGAACGCACCGGTCAGAACCGAGGCAAGCCTATTCTCTCTGCGATCATGCCACTGTTCAAGATGCTCGATCACTATGAACGCTCGGAGCTGCAGGCATCCGTTGTTAACGCGATGATCGCAGCTTTTATTGAAACACCTCTCGATGGTGAGTCAATCAGTGAACTCTTTGGTGGCTCGTCAGAAGATTATATGGCTGCAAGAAATGAATGGCAGGTCAAGCTGCAAGGTGGTGCTGTGATCCCAATCTTTCCGGGAGACAAGCTAGCACCCTTTACGCCGAGCCGACCAAACGCTGCTTACGGTACATTCGTTGAAAATATATTACGCCATATCGGCACCGGTTTGAATTTACCGTTCGAACTGCTGATGAAGGATTTTTCTAAAACCAATTATTCATCGGCGCGCGCGGCCTTGATGGAAGCTTGGCGTTTCTTTATGGGACGTCGTCAATGGCTTGCAACCTACTGGGCCAGACCGGTTTATGAATTGTGGCTAGAAGAAGCAATTAATAAGGATCGGGGAGTCGCTATTTTTGCGAAAGCTTGTTTTGGGCATCCCAGCCCAAGCAAGCAGCAAAAACTTAACGCGACCACTTATGCCTCCGGCGGCCCCGATTCGTCCTCGTCACCTCGTCCCGACCCAACAAGGGGTCGGAACATAGGCTCCAAATGACTTGACGCCGTGTCGGATGGCCTTTTATTTTGTCTCCACCTTCGCTAACGCTCAGACTCCGACAAAACATCGGGCCTACGGCTATCGCGGACTAAAAATCATCACTTCGCTTAGGCTACGTTTCCCTGATTTTCAGCGTAAGACACCATCCAGGAGAAAAACTTTCTCATCCCATCCGATAAACTAGTGGGAAAGTCAGGTGCCATATGACATTCGATCTGATCGAAGCTCCCGGATTTTATGACAACAAAGCACTCTGGACACGATGCAAGTGGATTGGTCCAGGGCGAGGATGGATCGATCCTGTCAAAGAGGCACAGGCATCCAAGATCAGAATGGAGATTGGCCTTTCCACGTTGGAAGACGAATGCGCCATACAGGGTCTCGACTGGGAAGAAGTGCTGGAACAACGCGCTCGAGAACAAACAAAAATGCAGGAGCTGGGATTACCGCTTCCGTGTTTAGACCCATCAACCAATAACAACTCGAGTGAAGCAGATAATGAGAATTCGGGGAGTCGCTATTTTTGCGAAAGTTTGTTTTGGGCATCCCAGCCCAAGCAAGCAGCAAAAACTTAACGCGACCACTTATGCCTCCGGCGGCCCCGATTCGTCCTCGTCACCTCGTCCCGACCCAACAAGGGGTCGGAACATAGGCTCCAAATGACTTGACGCCGTGTCGGATGGCCTTTTATTTTGTCTCCACCTTCGCTAACGCTCAGACTCCGACAAAATAACGGCCCTACGGCTATCGCGGACTAAAAATCATCACTTCGCTTAGGCTCCGTTTCCCTGATTTTCAGCGATAGAACAGAGCAACGGGCGAACCGTGGGCAATAACCGAGGGCGCACTGCAGACGATAATTGAAGTTGCCGCTCGTGAAAATGATTCACCACAAGCCGTTGCTGCCCGTTTGGGACGAGATCTCAATAACAGCTATGTGAGTCAGGAGCGAGATGGTGTTGCCATCCTTCCTGTGGTCGGGCCACTTTTTCGTTATGCCAATTTGTTTACGGCAGTAAGCGGTGCTTCCAGTTATGAAATTTTGGCGAAAGACTTTACTTCGGCACTAGAGAACCCAGATATCAAAGGCATTGTTTTGGATATTGATTCTCCAGGTGGTGAGGTCAACGGCTGCGCTGAGTTTGCCAACATGATTTATGAGGCACGAGGGATAAAACCCATCATCGCATATGCTTCAGGTGATGCCGCATCCGGGGCTTATTGGATTGCATCAGCCTGTGATCAGATCATTGTTTCTGAAACATCGGCACTGGGATCTATCGGTGTGGTGGCGGTTTATAAATCCAGAGATGAGCAAACTGCTCAGGCTACTGAGATTGTCTCGTCACAAAGTCCTAATAAACGGTTGGACCCTGAAAGCGATGAGGGTCGTTCACGCTTGCAATCACGTATTGACACCATGGCGCAGGTTTTTATCGAGAACGTTGCCAGGAATCGAGGTGTTGACCCACCTAAAGTGATCAAAGACTTCGGAGCCGGTGATGTGTTGATTGGCAAGAAGGCGGTACACAGTGGGCTGGCAGATAACACTGGATCACTGGAGAAAACGATAACTAATATCCCTGATAGTAAACCTAACAATAACCCGGCCAATAAGCCGGGTTCTTCATTTAACCATGAGGAAAAACGAATGGACATAAAAATGCTGAATGAAAAATACCCAGATCTGGCTGCCAGTCTGATCGCTCAGGGGCAACAACAAGAACGTGAACGCATTGCCGCGATCATCGATTCAGAGAGTGCTGATGGGCGTGGTCCGCTTGCCAGACATTTGGCCTTTGAAACGGATATGGCACCTGATGCTGCAAATGCAGCGCTCAAGGCTGCACCAGTATCTAAGCCTGTGAAAGCCGTTGAAGCCAATAACACATCAGGCTTTGAGCGTGCAATGGCAACAGTCAATAACCCTGATATTGAACCTGCATCAGATGAGCAGGAAGAAAATATCGATGATGTGGCGCAGCGTTTAGCGTCATACCAATAACAAGAGGAATCTAAAATGAGCATACCCGGAACAGCAGAAGGATTTAACGATAAAGGATCGGTTACGCCTGAGAATTTGATCGCAGGAGAATACCCAAGAGTCAGTCGCATATTCACTGTAACCGGCGGCGCAATTTTACCGATTGGTAGTGTGCTGGGTCGCATTGATGCAGATGGTCGCTATTTATTGAGCGCGGCAGATGCAGTGGATGGCTCGCAAGTCCCCGATATTATTTTGGGCGAAACCGTGGACACTACCAATGGAGACAAACAAGCGGTTGGTTATTTCACTGGAGAATTTAACGAGCTAGCGCTTAACGTAGGCGCTGGTCACACGTTGGAATCCATACGCAGCGTATTTCGCACGCGTGGATTATTCCTGCGTCAGAATCAACCCGTATAAGGAGACAATTATGATTGATATTTTTTCTACCCATGTGCTCAATCGAACGGTTGAGCATCTAGAGCGTTCGTCCTCTTTTTTGCTGGACAGTTTTTTTGGTTCTATTCAGACAGAAGAGTCTGAGGAGATCCATTTTGATATTGATAAATCACGTCCTCGCATTGCACCTTTTGTATCCCCATTGGTTGCAGGCAAGGTTGTAGATGCTGAAGGTTTTGAGACCATGAGTTTCAAACCAGCTTATGTAAAAGATAAGCGACGCTTTGATCCTAACGCACCACTAAAACGCATGGTTGGTGAACAGATCGGCGGTGCATTATCACCCCAGTATCGGCGTGAGGCAGCGGTTAATCGTGCCTTGGTCAATCAGCTAGAAAACCTAACACGGCGTGAAGAAGTGATGGCATCAGAGACATTGCGTACGGGTAAAGTGACGGTTGCAGGTGATAATTATCCAACAGTGGTTGTTGATTTTAAGCGTGATCCGATGCTGACGATGACCCTGAGTGAAGGCAATACCTGGGATATGCCAACAGCCAATGTGCTGGATGATATTGAGGACTGGGCTGGTTTGATACAGTCTAAGTCTGGCGTTGCAGCTAGAACGGTCATCATGGACCCAAAGGCATGGCGACTCTTCAAGAATAATACAAAGGTTGAACGCCTTTTAGATATTCGACGTGGTACCGGCATTGACATCAATGTTGATCCGATGGTGCGTGGTCAAGGTAATGAGAAGGCCCGATATGTTGGTTCAATTGGTGACTTTGATTTCTATGTCTACAACGACGTCTATGTTGATGACGATGGTAGTGCGAAAAGCTTACTGCCAGAGAATACCGTCATTATGGCGAGCCGGGGTCTGCTTGAAGGCACCCGTTGCTATGGCGTGATTCAGGATGAAAAGGCAGGTTATAAAGCCACGCGTTATTTCACTAAATCATGGTTAGAAGAAGACCCTGCTGTTCGTTGGTTACTGATGCAATCAGCACCACTGATTGTGCCGTATCGTCCGAATGCTTCTTTTTGCGCGACTGTACGTTGAGGTTATTGATATGAAAATTATTCCAATGACCGCATTACGGTTAGGTAAAGGCGAAGATTTAGAGGTGGTATTGCCGGGTCATCCTGTCGATGTATCTGATAAAGAAGGCCAGCGACTGATTGGCCGTGGCTTGGCTAAAGCGGATGAAAGTTCGGTAGTTAATCCTGCCGATCTTAACGATGCCATTATTGACGCCATTGGTGATTTATCACCTGATCTGTTCGGTAAAGACGGCAAACCAAATGTGAAGGCTATTGAGTCAGTGTTGGAGCATGATATCACCGCAGCAGATCGAGATAAGGCATGGGATGCTTATCAAAATCTGATGCAAGATGATCGGCAGTAAAGCGCGTTTTTCAAGATCTATCGATAGTCAATTTCGGCATCTGGGAACAGATGCCGAATACCGATCATTGTCAGGTTCAACTCAAACCATTCGCGTCATAGCCAGGCGGCCAGAAGATCTTTATCAATTAGGCGAAGGCAGGATACATGCAGAAAATCCGCTACTTGAGTTTCGGGTCAGTGAGATTGCCCAGCCGCACATAGGCGATCAAATATGTCTACAGGAACAATACTACCGAATAGAGCGTGAGCCACAATTGGACCAGCATCATTTAATTTGGTCCGTAGAATCTTTGCCAGAATCAGGATAATGCCATGTTGAATATTACAGTGATGCCACAGCCTCAATTTAGTGAGTGGAATATTGCACTGGGTGCGAGTGAACGTCAGATTAAAACGGCGGCTGTTCGTGCATTGAATAAAACGGCGCGTTGGATGAGAACTCATATCGCAAGACAAGCTGCGCAGTCGCTCAACGTGCGTGTGGGCGCTATTCGTAAAGAATTGATCCTATTGCGAGCCAAGGGAAGTAATCCCTATGCGGGAGTGGCTATCGGTAAAACAGCAGGTGTGATCAAGGCGAGTGAACTAGGATCGCCTCGTCAGAACAAGCGAGGTACCCGTGTTGGCAAACGTCAATATGATGGGGCATTTATTTCCACAATGCCGAGCGGTCACCGGGGTGTTTTTCGGCGTAAAAGAAAATCACGCTTACCCATTCGAGAGGTCCAGCTGGTGACAACCGGTCGTATTGCCTCGGTCATGGAGGCCTTGGCAGATAAGCAGGCCATGTCACGTTTTGAAACGTTGTTTGAACATGAACTCAAATATGCAATGAAAGCCGCATGACAAATCTTGAATTATTACATCAGGAAATACTGGAAGGCATATCACAGTTAACAGGTGTTCAGCATTGTGGAAATTATCCACGGCGTATGGATGAGGTGACATTACCCGCTGTATTTGTCGATCTGGTCGAACTCGAACCGGACACTGATCCGGGTACGGATGAGCTTGCGCTTATTACGCATTGGGAAGCACGCGTCATCGTTTCTGAATCCCAAAAAGAGACGGACAAGATAATTCGATCTTTAATACTGTCAATAATGACATGGCTATTTAGCCATTCGTGGCCACAGAAAAATATTGGTCGTGCACAGATTAAACAAGCGGCTCCTGATCATTTTTCACCAGAACTTCAGGGACATATTATTTGGCTGATCGAATGGACGCACTCAATTCGTGTGGGCGATTCTGTTTGGGACGGAAAAGGTGTCGTCCAAAACAGGTATTCATCGGTAGCAATAATGCCTATGAGGAAATAACCATCGATGGAGTCTGACTTTGAAATCACTGAATTGCATCGACGTGTTGCGAACCTACTTAAAATGGGGCGTATTGAAGAAGTTAACTACAGTGGCGTGATACCTCTTTGCCGGGTCCCGTATAGCAGACTTGCTTACAGGCTGGCTACCCATGTTGGCGTTGCGTTCAGGTCCAGATAATTGTTGGTGGGCCTTTGAGGTCAATGAACAAGTCATGGTGCTTTCACCCAGTGGTGATCCTGCACAAGGTGTTGTCTTGGGTGCTATCAATCAGCAACGTTTTCCTGCACAAGGTGATCGGCCTGATGTGCATCGTACCGTGTATGCCGATGGCGCTGTTATTGAATATGATCGCGCTGCCCATCATCTTGAAGCCATATTACCCAGTGGTGGCACAACAAAACTTGTGTCGGATGGCGGCATAGCCATTATTGGTGATGTCACTGTTACTGGTCACATCAAAGCCAGTGGTGATATCACAGACCATACGCGATCAATGCAAGCTGATCGCAATATCTATAACAGTCACACTCATAGTGGCGTGAAATCAGGTGGCTCCAGCACAGCATCTCCTAACGAGAGTCAGTAAACATGCAAGGTATGAATAGTGTCACCGGCCAACATCTGGCTGGTGAGGCGCATTTGCGTCAGTCGATTATTGATATTTTGACGACTCCCATTGGTACACGTGTGATGCGTCGGGATTACGGTTCACGATTATTTGAATTAGTGGATGCGCCTATTAACCGAACAACCTTGGTAGAAATTTATGCAGCAACTGCTGAGGCACTCCTTAAATGGGAAGCAAGGCTGGAGTTGACAAGAGTGCGCGTGACAACCGCAGAGCCTGGGCAGGTGGAGTTGCTTCTGGAAGGAACCTATTTACCAGATGGGAAGAAAATTGAGCTAGAAGGCATTATATTATGAGTGGGTTCACAGCAATTGATCTTGCCAAACTACCTTCACCGGAGGTGGTAGAGCAACTGGATTATGAACAGATACTCGCGACCATGCTGTTCGATCTACGCAGCCGTGACAATCAGTTCACCGCCATTGTTGAAAGTGATCCAGCTTATAAAATATTAGAAGTTGCGGCGTACCGTGAAACGTTACTTCGTGCACGTATTAATGATGCTAGCAAAGCAGTCATGCTTGCTTATGCACGCAAAACTGATCTGGATAATTTAGCGGCCTTTTTTGGTGTCGAACGCCAATTAGTTGATGCGGGTGACAGTGAAGCCATACCACCGGTGCCGCCGACCTATGAAGACGATAATCGTTTTCGTAAACGTGTGCAGTTGAGTCTTGAAGGTCACAGTACAGCAGGTCCGATTGGCAGTTATGTTTTTCATTCATTGGCGGCAAGCGCTCAGGTGAAAGACGTTGATGTTTCGAGTCCATCACCGGGTGAAGTTGTCATCACCGTTCTTTCAGATGATGGTCAAGGTGTGCCGTCCAATGAATTGTTGGCCGCAGTTGAGACAACACTCAATGCTGAAGATGTGCGCCCATTGACGGATCATTTAACCGTCCAGGCAGCAGATGTACTGACCTATCAAGTAGAAGCATCATTAGTGCTGTATACCGGGCCAGATTCAGAAATAGTTAGAAGAGTTGCAAGGCAAGCTGTCACTGATTATGTGATCCGTCATCATCTATTAGGCAATGACATTACATTATCTGGCCTTTATGCGGCATTACATCAAGAAGGTGTCCAGCGTGTAGATCTCATCTCACCGCTAAGTGATTTTGTGGTTGCACCCCATCAGGCAGCTTGGTGCACAAACATAAGCATTACCGATGGTGGGCGTGATGAGTGAATCTTTATTACCGCCTAATGCTATTGCTCAAGAAAGAATACTTGAAGAGGTAGTGGGTCAAGGGACTGATTTACCGATTCCCATCCGCGATCTTTGGAAACCAGAATCCTGCCCAGCAGAATTGTTGCCTTGGCTAGCATGGGCGCTTTCAGTTGATGAATGGGATAGTGATTGGCCTGACTTAATTAAACGCTCAGTCATTGAGCAAAGTGTTGCTATTCACAGAAAAAAAGGAACAGTTCATTCGGTAAGACGAGCGTTAGAAATTCTTGGTGTACAGGTTGAACTTCGTGAATGGTTCGAACAAAAAGGCGAACCACATACTTTTTCATTGACGGCTTGGGCTGGTGAAAATTATCGCGCTGATGGTGAGCCACTTTTAACGCCGCACTATTACGCAGCATTACAGCGATCAGTCAACGCCGTAAAGCCGGTACGTTCTCATTACAGTTTTAAAGTCGGAGCTCGGTTTTGTCGGGACCTCGGCGTGGCTGTACTGATGGGAACATCTTTAAGTTTGCGACGAGAGTTTGAAGCGAAACAAGGTTCCATCACCGCATCGATGGGAATGATATCCGCATCATTAATCAAGTCACTGATGTTGGCTAGAAATAACATCCGTCCTGTGGTCCAGGGATATTTAAGCGTATCAGCACCCGTGGCCGTGGTGACACAAAGAACATTCACTCTTGTAAGAGTATCGATGGAGATCTAATGAGTAGCACATTAATACCCGTGATTACACAGGTAGGTTTGCAGGCTGTATTTAACGCCAGCAACTCAGGCCTGCAAGCAGAGATCACTGAAATTGCGCTGGGTGACCAAGCTTGGGAACCAGATAGTTTTGCCACAGCATTAAAGAACGAACGTCGTCGGGTACCGATCAGCAATGGTGAACGCATCGCGCCGACGCAAATTCATATTACTGCCGTAGAGGATGGTACTCAGTTGGAATACTGGGTGCGTGAAATTGGTTTTTATCTTGCCGATGGATCACTGCTTGCTATTTGGAGTCATAAAACACAAGCGCTAGCCTATAAAGCTGCTGGTGTGGATTTGCTACTGGCTTTTGATATGGCACTGGCGGCATTACCCGCAGAAAGTGTCACCGTCGTTGGAACCGGTGGCGTTAGTTTACCTCCAGCGACAACGACCAAACTCGGTGTCATGCGTTTTGCAACAACCACAGAATCAAAGGCAGGAGCCGTCACTGATGAGGCAGTCACTCCCAAGGGTATGCGTTCTCATGGGGATGCGCGTTACTCAAAATTAGCACACAAGCACGATGCGGCCTATGCCGCTTTGTCACATCAACATACGTGGAGCGAAGTTAACGAAAAACCTGCTTCGTTCCCACCATCGGCGCATAACCATGATGATCGTTATGTTGTTTTATCCGGTGCGCCACGGGCGGTATATGTCGATGTCCGGTCTACCGGCAATACATCGAGTTCATCAACGGCTTTGAACTGGGCATTAGCCATTCACCCTAACAGTGGTTTTAACGAAAATGATCACATTATTGTTCTTTATCGTAATCGCTATGTCCGTGGTACAGGCAACGGTAGTGCCTGGTGGACGGATGACAGAACAACAACATTAATTAAAGCCGGTAGTTGGCGCGCTATCGCTACTAGCAACAATGGTTACTGGGGATAGACAATGAATGTGATTTTAATTTTTAACAAGTTTACCGATGCCTACATTGGAATGACCTATGGCACTGATGCCATGTCATTGACCGAGGCAGGCTGTGATGACACACACTTTAAATATAAAACCGTTGTTCTTGATCCCGATACAGAAGTCTGGGAAGGCGATTTTAATACAGGGCAAATAAAACCGATATCACAACAAACTACAGTGATTTCGGAGACTGAACTGGATGCGGATTGTCAGGACAAAGTTTTTCGCCAGTATCGTTATTACCACCAGCTCAATGTTGTTTATGGCGTGTTAGATAACTTGATCACTGCCGCTGCACTGGATGAGACCTTATTGGCCGATTACAGAAAAATGCGTACCTACATTCAACCGCTGAAAATCAGGGAAACGGAGCCTAAGCGAAGTGATGATTTTTAGTCCGCGATAGCCGTAGGGCCGTTGTTTTGTCGGAGTCTGAGCGTTAGATCGCGTTAAGTTTTTGCTGCTTGCTTGGGCTGGGATGCCCAAAACAAGCGTTCGCAAAAATAGCGACTCCCCGCAAATTGTTGATAACAACGAACGTTATAAAGAAGCTTACGCATTACAAGAAGGCTACGAGTACCTGGATAAACAGGCAGAACGTGATCGACTCAATGCCCAGCTTGAAGGTGGCCTACATGAAGTGATGGGGAGAACGACCCATCCGGGTACGCCACAGTGATATGGACGAGCCATCACTTATCACCACCATTAGCGCAAAAGCTCCGCAATGATATACAGACATTAGACAAAGCCTACTGGCGTGATCGTTCTCGATTTAATCCGAATCTTGGTTTGGATAACACAGCAGGCCAATATTACTCCTGCGGTAAGGTTTCTTGCCCGGAGCACCTGTCAAATATGATCAGTCTCATCGCGCCGGAATATACCGGTCGTGAGCTTGATGACTGGGTCATTAACTGGACGCCTGAAGGTGGTTATATGCCACCGCATATCGATAACGAAGGCTATCTGGAATTTACCGTATTAAGCCTGCAGTCAGGTAGTGGCTCTTTTATCTGGTATCACAATAACGATACCAGCAAGCCTGAACACATTGCCGATAAGGCAGGCCAAATTATTCACATTGATGACATCACACAGATTCACGCTGTGGCTCCTGCCACGATGGACCGTTATGTGATTATTTTTCTCTACAGGTAACCTCACTATGACTCAACTTAAACCCGCACTGTTAAGTGCGACGCAGTCTGCTGCGCTGCTGGCGGCTACTAATGATCCTTTGAATGTCTTTAAAAGCAGTCATGGCGTGTCACGTCGCATGGGGATCAATGGCGTTAATGCTTTATCGGAATATGAATTTCTGAAGCGTTGGAATTTTCCGGCTGCACTTAAGCAAGTTTATGAACAACAGGTGCCTGCTGCATTACAACAAACCAGTAATGAAGTATGGCTACTGCGTTTTCCCATCGGTGGTTTTCTGGATCAATACTGCGCGAGCAAGCCGTTGTTTAATTGCCTGTCTATTCCACTTAATGATGGTGGGAAGTTTACTATCTGGGAAAACGGTGCGCCCGTTACTCATACCAATATAGCCGGAGATGGCTACCTGTTTTCATTGGCTGATTATCATCAGGTACAGCCAACTACACAGGATGATGTGTATCTCTGTTTTCTGTTTCTTAATCATATCGAGGTAATGAACAATGCCTGAACAATTTTTACATGGCGTGGAAGTCGTTGAGATTGATAGCGGCCCACGTCCGATCCAAACCGTTCGATCCAGTGTGATTGGACTGATTGGTACAGCCTCTAATGGCGGATGCCACTAAATTCCCAATCAATACGCCAGTGCTTATTGCCGGTCGGCGTGGTGAAGCCGCACCTCTAGGTATTAGCGGAACCTTGCCTGCAGCCATCGATGATATTTTTGATCAAGCTGGAGCGATGATCGTTGTTGTTCGAGTCGAAGATGGTGTTAGTGAAGCCGACACGTTGTCGAATATTATTGGTGGTGTCGATCCTGACACCGGGCAATATCAAGGTGTACAGGCCTTTCTTGCGGCAGAAAGTGAAGTTCATCTGACACCCAGAATACTAATTGCACCTGAGTTCACACAAAACACCGCATTGGTCAGTGAAATGCTTGGTATTGCCGAGCGACTACGAGCTGTGATTATCGCTGATGGTCCTAATACGCAGGATACCGATGCCATTACATATCGTGGAAATTTCGGTAGTCCCAGAGTCTTTCTTGTTGACCCATGGGTGCGTGTCTGGGACACGCAATCGGATGGTGAAGTTATTCGACCAGCCAGCGCACGCATTGCTGGGTTAATTGCAAAAAGTGATAACGAACGCGGATTCTGGTGGTCGCCCAGTAATCGAGAGATTAACGGTATTACCGGCACGGCGCGTTCTATCGATTTTTCCTTGGGTGATACCAATGCGCGGGCTAATTATCTTAATGAAAATGAGGTGGCAACCATTATTCGCAAAGATGGCTTCCGCCTCTGGGGTAATCGCAGTTGCAGTGCCGATCCCAAGTGGGCCTTTTTATCAGTGCGCCGTACAGCAGACATGATCAATGAAAGTTTGCTAAGAGCACACATTGTGGGCGGTGGATCGCAATATCACCAAGACGTATCTGGAAGATGTCCTTGAAGGTGTGAATGCCTATTTGCGGCACCTGCGAACCGTCGGCGCCATCATCAATGGCCAAGCATGGGCAGATCCTGAACTCAATACTATCGACCAACTCTCCCAGGGGAAAGTCTATATCGATTTTGATTTTACGCCGCCGTACCCGGCAGAACACATCACCTTCCGCAGCCATCTGGTGAATGACTATCTGACCGAAGTGCTGACGAGCACTACTTAAGGAGTAAACCATGCTGAATGATATTTTAAAGAATATGTCCTTGTTCGTAGACGGACGAGGTTATGCCGGAAATGTTGAAGAACTGAACCTGCCAAAACTTGCCATGAAGACAGAGGAGTTTCGTGCAGGCGGGATGGATGCGCCAGTTGAAGTGGAAATGGGTATGGAAAAACTCGAATGCGATTTTATGCTCACACGCATTGATAAAGACTTGTTGAAAGTCTTTGGTCTTGCACCGGGCAATATCGTTCCGCTCACTATTCGTGGTGCCTTGGTCAGTGATGATGGCACTCAAACACCGGTTGCGGTGAACTTACAGGGCACGTTGCGTGAGATTGACTGGGGTAATTGGAAGGCTGGTGAAAAGGCATCCCTTAAATGTGCCGTAGCCCTGCGTTATTACAAATTAACCCACGGTGGCGAAGTTGTGCATGAAATTGATATTCCCAACATGGTACGCATCATCGGTGGTGTCGATCAGCTGGCAACAACTCGTGATGCGCTTGGTCTTTAACTAATAGAGGAAAACAAGATGGAAAAAACAACTTACTACGTGATTAAACCTACCTTGCATGACAAGGTAAAAGTCAGATTCGGTGATCGACTAGACCTGACAGAGAAACAGGCGCAGCCGTTATTGAACGGAGGCTTTATCGGTACGCATCAACCCAGCGCTGTTCGCATTGGCGAATTAATTGCTGAGAATGAAACCCTTAAAAGTGAACTGGCTGCTTTGAAAAGTAAAAAAGATAAAGTAAAGGCTGAAGAGGCAAACACATGAGTGACGCGACGACTGTAAAACTAAAATATTCCGTTGAAGTCGATGGTGTCAGTGTAAACCAACTCAAGGTCCGCCGACCTAAGGTGCGGGATATGCTGGGTGTCGAATCGACTAAGGTTTCTGATGCTGAAAAGGAAATAAATCTGTTTGCAAACCTTTGTGAAGTGACACCTGAAACCTTGATGAGTTTAGATATGGCTGACTACGCCAAACTTCAAAAGGTGTACCAGGATTTTTTGTCTTAAGCGCTGTTGATGCGCGCCGCGCTTGTATCGCCTTGGCCTCTCATACAGGGTGGCCGCTTTCAGAACTACTCGAACTTAATGGCTTTGAATTAATAGCATGGCTTGAGGCGTGCCCCAAAAATGGAGTGAAGTAAGTGAAGAGTTCTTTCAAACTAGCAATCCAGATTGGTGCAGCAGTCAGTGGTAGTTTCAAAACGGCAATACGTGGCTCGCAAGTACAGCTCAATCAATTGGGTGGTGCGTTAAAGAAACTACGTTCTCAGCAACAAGCCATTGGTAAATTCGAGATAGCTGAGGCGAATCTAGGCAAGGCACGTGTGGCTTACAATGCGGCAGCTAAAGAAGTGATGCGGTTACGCAAAGAAATGGCGGCGACAGATCAGCCGAGCAAAAAACTGAGCCAGTCGTTTGAGCTAGCAAAACAGAAAGCGGCCAGCCTGTCGATAAAGCTAGGCAGCCAAAAAGACAAGTTACGACAGGTGCGCCGTGAACTGGACGGTGCAGGGATCAATGCCCGGAAACTTGCCAGTGAAAACAAGCGACTCGGTTCGACGCTTGATCGATTAAATACCAAATACAAAAAGCTGACCCAGTCTATGCGTGCCCAGGAGGCCGTTAAGGCCCGGCGTGCAGGATTGCGTGGTCAGCTATTTGATGCAGTGGCTTTAGGTGCCGTTATTGCCGCGCCAGTTAAGATCGCTGTGGATTTTGAGCAGTCGATAGCCAAGCTGGGCGCTATTACGCGTGCGGATGAGAAATCATTACAATCGTTAGAAACAACGGCGCGTAAATTAGGTGAGACAACGTTGTTCACCGCCAGCCAAAGTGCTAAGGCCATGACCTTTTTAGGTATGGCTGGGTTTAAAACTAATCAGATAATGGCCGCAACACCGGGTATGTTGAATCTGGCCCAAGCAGCTGGGAGCGACTTAGCTGTGACGGCAGACATAGCCTCGAATATCCTCAGTGGTTTTTCACTTGAGGCTGAGCAGATGGGTCGTGTGGGTGATATCTTGTCAGCCACTTTCACTAGCTCGAATACCACTTTGCAGATGCTTGGCGATACGCTGAAATATGCAGCACCGGTTGCAAGTGCAACGGGTGCATCATTAGAAGAAGTGGCCGCCATGGCTGGGTTGCTGGGTAATGTCGGTATTCAGGGCGGTATGGCAGGTACTGCATTACGTGCTGCATTTTTACGATTATCAGCACCACCTAAAATGGCAGCCGATGCCATTGAGCAACTCGGTCTGAGCGTCAAAGATACTGAAGGTAACTTACGCTCTATGCCGGTGCTTCTGAAAGAAATCGGTATGGCAACACAGTCTATTGGCACAGCTGAACAAGCTGCGATTATCAAAAAATTATTCGGTAGTGAAGCCGCAGCGGGTATGACCGAACTGCTCAAGCAAGCAGGCTCTGGTGCCTTGGATGATTATATTGCTCAGCTGCAAAAAGCAAAAGGCACCGCTAATGAAATGGCCCAAAAGATGGGCGATACCACCAGTGGTGCATTAAAACGATTAGGCAGCGCCATGGAAAGCATGGCCATTAGTTTAGGGAATGTATTGCTACCTACCGTTGCTGCGGGTGCAGGTATCTTTGCCTCATTTGCCAGCGGGATATCGTCTGCATCGCAAGAATATCCATTTCTAACAAAAGTGGTTGTCGGTGCCACAGCTGGTTTGATTGTATTAAAGGTTACGGCCATTGCCGGTGCTTATGCATTTACCTTTCTTAAAGGTGGCGTGTTGACACTGGTGACGGCATATCGAACCTTGAGTGCAGGTATTGCGTTGGCACAGTTAGGCATGGCTCGAATGAATGTGCTCGCGGGATTGAGTGCGATAAGAATGGGCGTCATTACTGCAGCGCAGTGGGCACTCAATATTGCCATGACATCTAATCCTATCGGATTGATCGTGGTAGGTATTGCCGCACTGGCTGGTGCCGCCTATATGCTCATTCAGCACTGGGAACCTATCGGGGAGTTTTTTAGTAGTCTCTGGCAAGGGGTGAAAGACATGACCTCAGCGGCCGTTGACTGGATCGTTGGCAAGCTGGATTTTCTCGGCAAGCCAATGGAAATGTTGGGCAGTGCCTGGGATTCAGTGACAGGATTTTTTGGTGATGACGATGAACCAAAATCCAAACCTAAAAATAACCTCGGAAAACTAGCTCGCGCTACGGTTGGAAGAGCACTGGTGGCATCAACACCCGTAATGGCAGCGACACAATCGCCAGAATTACCTGCAGTGATGCAACAGAGCCGATCCCCAGTTGAACAGGTTGTCCAAATTGACGCGCCAATCACTATCAATGCGCAGCCCGGAATGGATGAGCGTGCGATTGCGTTAGAGGTTCAAAATGCACTTAACCGGCAACAGGCTCAGCGCTCAGCGCTTTACGACAGAGATTGATAACACCTGTCCTCTAACTGTGTTGTTCAACTGCTCGACATCGGCTATCGCTTCTTGTTTGACTGAGAAAGCACAGACCCAGCGAGTTCTTTTGTTTCATCATTGTACTTAGGACTACTTAAAACAGTAGAGGCTAGATCTTCAAGTTCTGCTCCAGTCTGTTTTTTGTTACCACTTTGCGATAAAGCTGATGCTGCCAACTTTTTCGCGGTTTTAGATGAGTTTTTGTCAGTCAAAATTTTCGCTGCATGTGACGCTACTTGTTTTGATGTTTGCTTCTTGTTAGCCATGATCAAGCTCCATTTGCTATTTGGTTAGTTATACATACTTTACATGGGGTGTCACTTATGATTTTCAACCAGTGCTGGGTTTTTTGATATGAGTGAATACCATTTTTCATTAACGACAGCTGCCTATCAAGAATTACGCCGCAGCAATGCCTATCGCTGGAAAGCACAGGAACGATTGCAACGATTACCGGCACAACAGTTTATTGGTCTGGGCGCTGAAACACTGGATATCAAAGGAACTATCTATCCCCATTATCAGGGCGGCATTAAACAACTCGACATAATGCGTGCGCGAGCAGGCAAAGGTGAACCGTTATTACTGGTTGATGGTCTTGGGTTTATTTGGGGGTCGATGGGTTGTTTTACAGGTCGATGAAACACAGTCGGTCATGCTTACGAATGGACAACCTAGAAAACTGGAATTTCAGCTTCGGCTAACCCGATATGGAGAAGATCGCTAATGGCGCAATATCGTACTCGTGATGGCGACATGCTCGATGCTATTTGCAAGGCATGGTATGGCGAATCATCACGATACACCGAGGCAGTATTTGAAAATAATCCTGATCTTGCAGAACTAGGCGCTGTATTACCATCGGGTGTGATCATTGAACTACCTGACTTTTCAGATTTATCCGTTAAGCCGGGAGCAATCAGATTGTGGGACTAAACTATGACACCGGATTTTCGAATTCACGCAGACAGTCAGGATATTACCGAACGTATTCGAGATCGATTATTATCTCTGCGTGTTACCGACGAAGCGGGTATCAAATCAGATACAGTTGAGCTCACATTGGATGACCGGGATGGTTTAATCATCTGGCCAATCCATGGTGCTGAATTAGAAATATCGTTGGGCTACCGAGAGACAGAGCTGGTTAGACTTGGGCTCTATATCGTTGATGAAGTTGAACACAGTGGCCCACCTGATACGTTAACGATCAGAGCAAAAGCATCAGACATGCGTCAGAGCTTCAAGGCTCCACAAACGCGGGTCTGGGACAATGTCACATTGGATGATTTAGTTTCCAGTATCGCTAATGAACATGGCCTGATTCCAAAGATAAGTAATTCGCTAGCCTCAATCAGTTATACGCATTTGGATCAAACTGAAGAGTCAGATTTGCATCTGCTTACTCGGTTAGCCAGAGAAAATAGTGCCGTAACCAAGCCTGTTTCAGGCAACCTGATCTTTGCCACTCGCGGTGAATCCAAAAGCATCTCTGGAAAAACCCTACCTACCATTGAGGTTGTTGCATCACAGGTGATTCGCCACCGTATCACCCAAGCCGACCGTGGTAAATACGTCGCAGTAATAACCCACTGGCATGACCCAATGAAGGCAGAGCGTGTGCCTGTCCGGGTTGGTAAAGGAAAACCCGTATACACCTTGCGCCACAACTATTCAGATGCCGAACAGGCAACACGTGCCGCACAGGCAAAGCTGGAGGCGCTAGAGCGAGGTACTGGCACCTTAAGCCTGACACTGCTTGGAAACAGTGAGTTGATGGCAGAAGGAAAACTGGCATTAAACGGCATACGCAATCAGGTCGACGGCGAATGGTTAATCCAGCGCGTGGAACACCAATTAGATAGTCAGGGATTAGTGACTAGCATAGAAGCGGAAATACCCAAGTAAAGAACATTGATTTTAGAAAACCTTTCCGTCACCTGGCGGACAATTTATTGGAGGACCAATGAACGACACACAAAATAATAAACCTATGGTTAACCTCCGACGGGAGGAGTTTGAAGAAATGCTCAACTGTGCGGCCGAGCGTGGTGCATTAAGAGCACTACATGATGTTGGCCTAGATGGCGCAGACGCAGCAGAAGATATACGTGATCTTCGTTCACTTCTAAAAGCGGTTCATGTCGCCAGACATACGGCATGGCAGACCGTTATTCGTATTACAACAACCGGCGTACTGTTAGCCCTAATGGCTGGGTTGGTCATCAAACTAAAACTTTTTGGAGGGCATTAATCATGCTGACATTATTAGGTAGCCTACTGGGATTTGTATCCAGTGCATTTCCGGATTTACTCGGTCTATGGCGAGATGGTCAAGATCGAAAGCACGAGCTGGCAATTCTGGATCGACAAATGGAACAGATGAAACTGGGCCACAACCAACGCTTAGAAGAAATCTCTGTAGAGGCAGATATCTCTGAAAGTCAGGCGCTGTACAAACACGACAGCCAGCCATCTGGCGTGACATGGGTCGATGGTTTGCGTGCATCCGTTCGCCCGGTGATCACCTATGCATTTTTTACGCTTTTCACTGTGGTAAAAGTCAGTGCTTTGTATGTGCTGGTGAGCGAAGAGGGACTATCCGTCGTACAGGCTATGCCACAAATTTGGGACCCAGAAACCCAAGCATTGTTTGCAGCTGTAATGAGCTTCTGGTTTGGTCAGCGTGCGCTAAACAAAATGCGAGGAAAATAACATGCGCCACGTTACAGAGGAAGGCATCAATCTGATCAAACGATTTGAAGGATTCTCGTCATCTGTTTATATCTGCCCGGCAGGATACCCTACGATTGGTTATGGACATGTAGTTCGTGATGATGAAAATCATCTGTTTGCTGAAGGTATTAATAAGGAAGAATGCGAAGAATTACTCCGGCAAGATGTTCATTGGGCCGAGCGCGGTGTTCTCAAGTTGATTGATGTGCCACTGACAGAGGGCCAGTTTGATTCATTGGTATCTTTTACCTTTAACCTGGGGTCTGGCGCGTTGCAGCGATCCACCTTGCGTCGTAAAGTAAATCGAGAAGAACATGGTGATGTGCCTGTTCAATTGAAACGATGGGTTTGGGCTGGTGGACGGAAGTTAAAGGGACTTAAGATGAGGCGTAATGCTGAAGCTAATATATATAGTCAGGAAACATTCACATAAAACCGGCCACTTTTTCCAAGACATACACCTTTTTTTATATCCACAGCAAAACACTCTACCCAATGCGTGCCTTTGTATTCGGTATGTTCCCAAATATCAGATCCAACCTGATTAATATCACCACGTAAAGAACGAGCAAGGCGGGCAACCAAACCAGTATTCACTACTTGCCATTTAATTCTAATATGTTGAGAAAACGTATGATTTGCAGAAAAATGTATCCATGTATCAGGTTTCAATCTTGGCCCATCAGATGTGTAATTCCCTAAAAAACCACCTTCTTTTGAAGAATGTAGAGAAGCATTAATATTTAAGCTGCCAACTCTTTGAATTGGCCATGGTGGCACTATCACATGACTCGTATCTTCAGAGGCAATAATAGTTGATCCAGATGACCTAGATTCGATTATTACACTTTTAGCAAAATCACCACCAAAGACTTTACGCCATTTCAATATACATTCTTCTCTATCCTGTTCTGCTATCGCATCCTCAATCCATTCCCTATATCGCTGAATACAATTTCTAAAGTTGTCATATTTATTCTGATCCCAGTGTCGATTAAAGTTTTCAGACGGCATGCTGGGATTCTGAACGGTAGGCATAATTGGATTTTCTTGAAGATAGTCATTTAACCGATTAAATATGGTTTGTAATGACGTTGATGTATCACTGAAATTATTTGATAGGTTGTCAAATAGATGAATACGATTACCTAGAAGAGTAGTGAGCAGTACAGATTTGGCTGAAAATGTCTTTTTATGGTCTCTTAAATATTTAAATAGTCTGACAACCTTTATCAAGTATCCATCAGTTTCCCTGGTTTTATCAGCAAACCATTCAGAATAGCCATCAGGGTTAGTTTGCTCTTCAGAGTTATCCTGGCGATTTAATATCCATTCTGTTTCTCCATCCCAAACACTATCTCGCCTAATGCAAGGAATAACATCAAGGTGAAAATCTCCAGCATAATCCAGAGTGACACATCTTGTATTCCGACTAACCATATCCTTATATGTATTACTGGCCATAAAGCAGTGGTACAAGGTATCAATATAATCTTTGGGTTGCCAATCTTCATTTTCATTGAGGAAGAACACTAGATCGGCATCAAAGTCATCGTTTCCTACGGGTCTAATTATTGTTTTATGAGCCCATGATCCTTGAGGAGTAGTTTCAATGAATAAATCTTCAAATTCATCTAGCTGTTTAACAAATTCGGAGATCGTATCGACACGTTGTTTTAATGTGTCGATTCTACTTTGATTGAGATTGACAGTATCTTTTAGAAAGTTTGTTAAATAGTGGTCAAGCTTCATCGCTGTTCCTTAGCAGTTGTTTGATTCTGTCTGACGCTTTTGTGAAATCACAATCAGCTCGTGATTTTAGATCGGCTAGCATGCTCGGATCGTCAAGTGGTAAAGCTCGGTCAGACTCAAAGTTTATGCGGATTAATTGATCTTCATTCAATAGCAGCCCTACAGTATTATGTGCATTTGCAGATTGCAGATTGAGCAGCATTTCAATAAAGGACTTAATGCCCCAGCCAGTTAAAAATCCCCACATGTTATTTCTTTTATTTACCGGATAATAGTTATTTCCAATGCCTGTTCCGATGGATAGGAGTTGAATTGAATCAAGGGAACTGGAAAGGCGTGTCATTGCTTCAGTGACAGCAACAAGACTTGGGTTATTTGCCCAGAGTCCGCCGTCAGCCAGTAAATAGGGGTCTACAAATGCAGGGTCAAAATACTTTGGTGCTGCGCATGATGCTAGTACAGCATCAGCAATTCTGATATTGCTGTCACGGGTGAATTCATCTGAATAGGACGATTTGAACACATGAACCTGGCCGTTCCCTATATCTGTTGAAGGGATTAGCAAACGTGTTTTCGTGTCTGATAATGTATTGTCACCAAATTCTTTATGCAATAAAGAATGGAGTGATTTCTGGCTATAATGTGCGCGAAGTAATCCACCAAATGAAAATGACGTGGGCTTAAATATTTTACGACTATGCTTCTCGTATAGGGTACATATTCTTGCAATGGGTATGTCTAACGCAAGAGCTGCAGCAATATGGAGCCCGTGCTTGTTCCAGTGATTAGATCAAATTCTTCAGAGAAGTTAATGCCGAAGGATTCTTGAATTCTTTTGATGATATGGGCAGCGTAATATCCTCTTATCCCACCCCCATCAATGGCAAGTATCTTCATGAAAACTATAGGCTCAAGAACCAATCAGGTTGAACGGTAACTTTTTCAACGAGTTCAGTTTTTATTCCGAGTGACAATTCCTTTAACTTATCTGCCAGTTGATCACCATCTACAAGATCTATAGGTGATGCACCATCGCGATTTGCTTCTTCGATGGCTGCTTTCGTAAAACTACCTGTGGTAATAAACATACCTCGATCAGCACGACCAACAGTTGCACCACGGAAATCGCGGATTTCAGGTGAGCCGACTGAGCCTTTATATTTTTTGCATTGAAAAGCGATATGGAAACTCATTAAGCCATTTAGTCTAGCAATACCTTTTCCATCAATTCCACCATCACCAGTTCTTCCGGTGACCTCAACATGAACGAAGCCAGATTCACGCAATAAACGCTGAGTAAGACGTTCAAAGGCATCAGGGCTCATCTCTTCGATTAGGATATGGTGAAGACGTTCACGCCACGCCAGCATTTCTTCCGGCGATTCTTCAATAGCGGTGGCGGGATCGGATAGATCTTGATTACCCTGAGTTGAAGCTCTGTCCATTGAGCGGACATTCGACACTATCTCTCTACTATCAATATCTTCAACCTGTTTGGCTTTGTCAGTTAGTGCCCAAACACCACGCGACGAGTTTTCAAGATACCCAGCCTTTTTTAAATAAGTGCGAGCCCATGCCAGTCGATAGCCAATTTCAGTCTGGCTACTTTTCTCAGGGTTATGCAGGGTAGCAAGTATTTCTTCATCAAACTTTTCGAGTTTGACAACTTCTTCATATATTTCATCGATACTGCCTGAACCACCGAGGTTCACCAGTGCTTTCATTAACGGAAGCATAAGTTGGTCAAAAGTTATCATATTTATTACCTGTTTCAATATCACCATCCATTAGTCATCAACTCCGTAAAATCTCGACGAGAAAGAACATCTGAACAATCTCTCCAGTCTTTTTCAGATGGACTCATGCTGGTGTTGTAACGTAGGTCAAAGCCATTGGCTTCTTTCTGAGCGTCGATGTAGTCATCCATTTTTTCACCTAAGGTTTCAATATCTTCAATCCATTCATCTTTGATTGTGTCGGGGAGTGAGCCAAATAAACTGTAGCGGTCACGCATTCGTTCCGATAATCGCTCATAGACTTTTTCATCAACCGTTTGCTCATTGACAAGATTAAGCATGTCCACTTTTTCACGCACCTGACCAAAGCGTTTAATTCGACCAATACGCTGTTCCAGCTTTGTTGGATTCCACGGTAGATCAATGTTTATTAACGTGCCGAGTGTTTGTAAGTTTAAGCCTTCACAGGCTGCGTCGGTGGCAACCATGATAGTGAGTTCATGTTCTGCCACCATGTTTTTAAGTGTTTCACGTTCAATGTTAACGCTATCACCTTTTTGATATAAACGGCTTCGACCAGCACCAGCATATAAACCAACTGCTTGATCTGGGTAGCGTTCAGCAAGCGAGTCTGCCAACCATTTAGCCGTATCGTAATATTGACTGAATATTATGATGCCATAACTAAGCCATTTCTCTTGTTCGAGGTAGTGAACAACTGCCTGTAATTTTGGGTCTTCAGTAATTTTTTCCAGTCGAGAAATCATACGTTCAAGAACAGCTTTTTCTTCCTGATTATCAACTGCTAATACAACTTCTTGTTCATCGTTTTCTTCTTGAAGTGTACGGCCCTCAAGTAACTTTCTTGCGGTACTTAATCCTGCTGCAATACTGGAGCAAATTCTCTGTTCCATTAGATTTTTCATAAAGCCACTACCTTTACCGCTTTTGGCAAGTGCTTTACCGAAGTTACGAGCTTCAGCGTAGGCTTGACGAAAATCTTCGCTGGTTCTGAGTGCATTCCCTTCAAATAGGCTATTAAATTTATGTACCTCTTTAGCAAGCTGTCGGTCAGGGTGGAGATCAACACCAATGCGAGGCAATAAATCGGCGTCTTCTAATGAAGCTCGCTTGCGTAAAACAATGTGCCTGACGAATGGGTTTTCACGCTGGAAGAAACTGGCACCTGAAATTTCACGATCTAATTCATCCTCAAGGTATTCGCGTGAATCATCAGTTAAATCGGTTAGTGGGCGTGTTATTTCCCATTCGGCATTGGCCTCTAAGTCTTGACGAATAGCACTGAACAAGCGTCGAGCAAAAGGCTCTTGCGTCGAATCAACCATAGGCAATGGTGACCTTAATAATTCCCAGGCAAATGATGGTTCATTCACTTCCTGTTCACCTGAGAGTATGGGGAGAACTTCTTGGGGACGATGCCATTTGGCTAAATCGTTTCCCAGTACAAAGTTACCAACGCCTTGATGCAAAATGCCGACTAAATCCCAAAGGTCTTCTGGCTTGGTTTGGATGGGCGTAGCCGTCCCTAATATGACATGATCAGAACGAGCGGCGACTTCTCGCATAAATGATAGTAGTTCATTGTGTGTGCCTGCATCTTTTCCAAAACCCTGACGACTTCGAGCTTTATGGGCTTCATCCAAAATGGTGAGGCCATAGCGCAAACCAAGGAGGTGCTGTTTTTCGAGTGAGTCACGCATCATTAAACCGGTAGAAACAATGCCAATACGCAATGGGCATTTAGCAATGTGTTCATGTCCGGTGGGGGAGATAATTCGGTTATCTGGGTCTAGCCAAGCCTTCTTCTGGGTATGCCAACGTGCACAAGGGATACCCAGTTTGTCTATCATTTCTGTCTGCCATTGTTCACACAATGTTGCTGGGGCAAAGATAATAACCGGTTTGCGTTTTTTCTTTTCTTTGTCACTTAATAAACAAAGCGTTAGAGCGGCAGTACCCATGGATAAAGTTTTTCCTAAACCTACCTCATCAGCGAGTAGCAAACGGACAATGCCGTGATTATGGTAGTGACGAACACATTCACTGACAAAGCCTTGCTGCCAGGGTCTCAATGCAAAACCTTGGCGATACAACGGTGACTCGATCAATGCGGCAGGTGCTAGATCATCGTCTTCATCAATTTCATCAAAGATAATTTCACGCCGGTAACCACGACGTTTTACCTCGCGAATAACGGCATCGGGTAACGAGCGAGCGGCATTCCATAAGAATTCAAATTCCTCTTCAATCCATGCGACACCTTCAGCTGATTCATCTTCCCACAAAATTTCATAGTGACGTTGCCAACCGCTACTGGTTTCATTCATTGAACCGATGAATCCAAGCTTACGACCATCCTCAAGTTCTATCACACCGGCCTTGCCATGAAGGAAGCCACAGATACTATCTGGCGCAACACGAATTACCTGACCATGTTTTGCCAAAAAACTATCAAGACGACGATATCGGTCTCTATTGAGGAGCGCCTCTGTTTCCAGATCATGCTCATTCCAACGGCCTATCATTTTGGATTCACGTAGTTGGGCAATTTTGAGGTCAGCAGGATGTATATCTACGTTGCAGACAATTTTTACATCAGGGATAGACTCTAGTAACTCATTGGCCACTTCAAATAACGAGCTGGTGAAATAGCCAGCAATGCGTTTGTAACTACGAGCACCTTTAAGATGTTCGAGCAAAAAACTGTTATCCAAACGGTGTGTGCGTGATGAGAACCTCCTTATCGTCATTACTGATTATTCCCCTAAAGCTCGCATATTGCGTAGACGTGCGCTCAGCACCTCGGCAACTTCTCGTACCGTTTCATCCATTGCTTTTCTTTCAATAAAGCTAAGCATGTCGATAAGTAGATGGCGGGTTTCCATAAAGTCGGGTAACTCGGCCTGTAGTTGGCTAATAATCACCTGAGGGTCTGTTTCAGCGATAAGTTGCTGCAAACCAATAATGATGTGACCTAACCAGCTTGCCCCCAACTCGGTACTTTCAGTCAGGTCACGAGATTCAAATTTTGTAATCTGTTTCAGGTGTGCCTTATTGGCCGCCATGCTTCCCATCACTCGACCATAGTCTTCAACACGAAACGCCTTGGCAAAGTTTTGGTAGTTATCCAGTTTTGTAGCTCCAGTGGTTTCCATATCCATCATGCGTAAATAAAAGCGTTGAATACCATTTAATTTTTGCCAGGTATCGGCTTTCAGTCCTTCGGGGACCAATAGACTGTTTGCCGCCTCTGCTGCTTGCTGCACGATCTCATCAACAACGGTAACTTCACCGCTAGCGCGAGGCTTTAGCGCGAAAGCCGTCACATCTTCACCACCAATTTGTGTGTAGGCAGTCAACACTTTTAACGCCGCAGCATAACCTGCCATTTGCAAATCGGAGTCATTAAATACAGGCTCGCCCATTTTATCTTTAACCTCGTCATTAAGGTGCATCATGGTTTCAATTTGGTGTTTAACCTCTGCACGAACCGCTGGTAGTAAACGCTGTTTGAATCCTGCGTTTTCACCAGCAGGGCGTTTGCGTAGCATGAGAATAACGGTACCTTGAACATAACCACCTTTTTTAAGTTCAGATGTTGTCTCAGTGGCGATATACCAGGCAGCCACGACTTGTAGGCCTGCAGCCCAGAATATGCCGATCATGTCCGACCAAACACCAGTGTCTTGATGGGTGAACATGACACTCTGCATACCATTGTCTGGCATGTGCTCTGCCATGGCAGAGTAGGCATTAACCATGCCTTTGCGGAAATCATCACCAGATCCTTTAACGGCAAGGGCTCTTCTTGAATCCCAAGTCCAATCTGCAAACTCTTTTGCAGGTTTTTTTCTAAGCCAGGCAATAAAAAACTCTGTTATCTCATGGTAATGGACTGCATCAGCATAAGGCGGATCAGTTACCCAAATATCAGAAATGCGTGTTATTGATTCTGCGCTAGAAGTCTCAATTAGGACATTAACTTTTGATTGAAAACTTCTTTCTTTTTCAGGAAAGGTTTTAAAGAAAATGTTTTCAGTTAATATATAGTTCGAGTATTGCCCATAGTTTAAATTAGTATTTAAAGCTTGATTTGTGAAGACATGGACTGGACCGCCGTCCCATTTTATACTAGTACCCCAACCACACAGTTTAGAGTTGAAATCCAAGCAATTTGCGATTCCTAATAATGTTTCCGCACTATTACTTAAGCTGCCTAAAGCTGCAAAGAAATATATTTGACGAGCATTAAAAAGGTGATGCCAGTACGTCCATCCACGTTCTCTAGTCGGTTGGTCAGTGTTATACCCTGATTCAATAGCCATATCTGGTACTAAGCCATCTTTCTGCCATTGGTCAATGTTTTTAAACACTAGATTGTTGACTATGGCTTCCCGCTCTAAATCTTTTTCTGTAACAGTTGAAAAAAAAGTTTCCTCTCGGGATTTTCCTATACTTTCTTTTGTGATCCACTGGACGGCATATAACCTTTCTTGAAAAATATCATCTAATTGAGGTTTAAAATCTGTTTTATTCCATTTTCGTAGTCTATTAGCATTGTTTCCCTCTGAATCTGTATAGTCACCTCTTAGTGTTTTAATCGGAGTACGGTACGTTTTATTGCCAAGCTCATAAACAAGATGACCATCTTGAACAGTTCCCTGTTCAGCTAGTTTCATTTCTTCCTTAGATACACCGATGACAACCTCAATATCAAATCGCTTTTCATTATGATTGGGTATAAGCTTCGCGATAATATTTCTCATCTTTGATATTGCCCAATTAGAAGATAGAGGCACTAGCCAACCTGTTTCTGGACATTTAGTTTCTATACAGTAAAGATATGCTTTTGCTCGGTTGCCATATTCATCGTGCTCAATTTTTAATTGAGTTATTTCATCATCAAGTTTTTGAAGAATACTCCGTTGCTCTTCTGCTATCTGAGTGCGGTGCTCTTTACTAGCACCAACAATATTGACTGCTCCCCAAGTAAGCATGCATGCAATAGGGTTAAGATCAGAGGCATTTACATCACAACCAATTCTTGCTGCTTCAAATGGTATTGAGCCACCACCACTAAAAGTATCACCAACAACTGGAGTGTGCCCGTATCTTAAAACACCTAGCTGTTGGGTTAATTCACTAATGGATTCGGCCTTAACGCCAAAATCAGATAGGTGCGAATTAACGTCAATCCAAATATGTTCATATAGCCAGTCTTGATCGACTTCTTCAGGACGTTTGCAAAGTAATGAGCGCTCTTCATAGCTTTCAACTGTTTGAAGTGTTGCTTCAAATAACTTCAGTTTGTCTGTCTGAGATATATCTCTACGCCACCGAATATTAATCCCTTGAGCATCACTGTCGAGAGGGAATGTCAGTGATGAAACCTCAACGAAAACAGGATCATCAATCTTAATATTGTGCGTGAAATAATCCCATGGATTATGTAGTTCAATTTTACATGCGATATCTTTAGGCTTTATGGAGTTTTGGATCAGCGCACGTTTAGATAAACTTTCACTATCGAATGCCATTAACTTTTCAAATATCTCTAAATCTTTTTCAGTATCTTCTGTTTGTGGTAACAGAGTACCAAGCACAATAGCTCTAACAAGAATAAGTGGTTTACGTCCTTTCCAGTAGGAACCTACCGAAGGCAATGTTTGCGCAGGCCCTGCTTTTCTTTCTCTTTGCGCCTCGCAAGAAACTTTCTTTGCTGGAAATACAGCCTCAATCAGCGCAGGGGCATTCTGCAGGGCTAGTGGTTTTAATTCTGTCATAAGGTCTCATCACCAAATGGTGGTGGGTTAAATCTGTTATTAGGCATGAATATCTCGTCCAAATTCGACTTTATTAATTAATAGTCCAATGACAATATCATGCATTTGTTCTATTTTGGAAAAACAGATTGTTCGACGCGTTAAGCGTTTAATCCATGTTCTAAAATTTAGGTTTTTTCGTTCAATTTTTTGAGTGTTTTGTTTGCCTATTTCATGTTCATTTACATCTAAGTTTCGCTCATAAGCCCCCCAGTCATCTGTATAATATCTGCTTATTTCAAAAGGAGTCAGTAAGGCTTTTAGCTCTTTGAAAACATCATCTTTACGCTTGCCAAATACATAAGCAATGACTGTATTAGTCGCATGATCAACAGCATGCCATAACCATCGCTGATTCGACTTTTTACCTACAAATGACCATTGTTCATCAATCTCAACTTCTTCGCAAACAAGCTCCAGCCGAACGTCTAAAGGTGTTTCTGATTTTTGAGATAGAAAAATAGGATTTACCTGTACAAGGCTATCTTCTTTGCTTTTCAGGATGCTGATGACTGTATTTTTATTGATTTTCAGAACCCGTGCGGTGTCTCTAATACCACTGCTATTAATAGCCATTTCGACGACTTTTTCTTGGACTCCAGGCACACATGCATTATAGCGATAGTACAGCATAAATGTTTGAGTTTGGCAGGCACTATTTTTGCAGCGATACCGCTGTATATTTTGAGCATTCTTTCCTGATTTCATGATAGTGCTACAGCGACAATTTGGGCAACTTACTTCTTGATAACATTTCATTCGAGGAATTATGATGTAAACCTTTTACTTCTCCTAATTATTTAAGTGAAATAACAGATTTAACCCACTACCCACCAAATAAGTCCAGCATAGGTAAGCGGGGATCTTGATATTTATTAGCTACAATTTTTCGGCTGCGTGGTTTTAATAAGTCGCTTTGAGCAACATCGCCCAAGGCATGCCTGAGTGCTAAACGCCAACCTTTCTCACCATCTTTCATTCCACCGGTATTCATAGCAGTCATGCCAAATAGCCACCAGCGTTCTTCGGGGCGTAGTGCTAGCCAATTACGCACAGCGACTGGTGTTTTATCCATATCCATATCTTCAACAGCCCATGCCAATACACATAGTTCTTTGCCTAAAAGCCGATCTACCATGTTGTCTCCAACTTTCCAGGAAGAGGGCTTAACGCTGTGTGCCTTCAAGCGAGCGTTAAAAGTGCGTTGTACTTCGCTACGAATTTTTGTCCAGCGTGGGCGTGCTAGGAGCACGCGATCAATAACAGCAAATTCATCACTTTGGGCTTGTAAGCCTAAATACTCACTGATTTGAACTTTGCCGCCATTACCCTTTGGAATAGTGACCTTAAAATGATGCGGATCACTCGTTGCAGGTACACCAAAGCCCAACGTTGGTTGTGTAGACGCTTTTCTTTGTTTGGTTGGTGTAACCTCAGCCATTATTTATTCCTCTTGTGCAATATCGCCGGGTTGTAATTCCATACCGACTAATTTGGCAAATTCCTTTGCCTCAAAACCATTTTCAAAATCAATACCATCAGCAATCATAATGGCGACTTGTGCATCATCTTCTTGTAATACCTCACGAAGGCTATTGACCGTTCCTTCAATCATGGCCGCAGTAATTTGACGTTCTTGAAAACGCACTGTTACGGTTTTCTCACCTTCTCCAATCTCAATTCGAACACCTTTAAATTTTGTTGCTACTTGTTCACGGAAATGATTTATCACACCGTAAACTCTATCGGTGGTATCCAGAGCAACACGTTTCCCACTGTTAAGGCGAGCGGGTTTGGCTTCATCAATTTGAATCGTTTTATCGCCACTGTGTGGGATTTGGAAATCAGCCGTTTTTGTTGCCTCACCCGCTTTTGCGTAGACCAGCAGCCTAGTTGCATCCGAACCTATTTCAAATGGTTGTTCATAGGTTGTTCCGTCTTTTGGATTTGAACCATCCAATGTGTATAGCATTTCTGCCTGAGGCGTACATTGCAAAGTCACTTTACGTTTATCTGCGGCAGGTTCGACTTGATGACGAATTTTTAATTCTGCAATCCAGCGGGTGGGTGATCCACTCTCATATTTTCCACTTGGATCCTTCACCATAAAATAAAGTGTACCTTCTGAAGTGCTAAAGTTTTCAAGGTCTTCCACTTGTGAATCAGTTTCTAAAACTTCAGGCGTAGTCGAGTAATAGATAACAGGGCTTTCGCCAGAATTTCTTGGTGTTAAGCTGACAATGGATTCGCCGGTATCAGAATGTGAACTCAGTAGTGATATATTGACACTGGTTTTTTCCTGAGGGAATGGTCCTTTTTCTATATAGCCATCTTCGCCTAAACGCCAACGACCTTGTTTTAATGCTTCGGTTTTCAATGTATCCATACCGCCATTACCGGGCATCCATGGCCAAATTGAGTTGCACTTAGCTCTACTTACAACATCTTTCCATGGAGTACGACGATTGTCTTTACCTGAAGGCCAAAGCTCTGCTTCAGCCATTGCAAAATATTGGATGAATTTATCTTTCAAGTCTGAAGCCAGTTTGTAATTAGCGCGTGGACTAGCAAGCAAGTTTTCGATTTGTACTTCAGCTGATTGATCACCTTCACCAACTTTGAGGCCATTGTCGATAGTTACACGAACCAGTTTCTGAGTGTTATCAATGTCATCCAAACCGGGAAAATAGATGCTGTTATATGCAGCAGATAAAGCTTTGGTGAAACGTTCCTCAGATTCTTCAAGCCTATCTCTGGCTTCTTCAAAAAGTGTATCGCCAGGTTTTAAGCGTTTGTCAATTTGCTCAATGGCATAGAGATCACGCAGACGGTCTTCAACCGCATCAGCCATAAGGCTATCTTGGCCAGTCAGCACCAGTAAATTATTTTTCTCTTGCTGGAACTCGAAGAAGTTAGTTAATTCACTCGGTGGAACTTTGCCATCTGGTTTGATAACGATGAGAACTCGTGGTCCAGTCAACCTTAGTTCATCCATTCGAGGTAGAATTTGCACCTCTTGATATGTGTTCCGACGTACTGGTTGTAAAATACCTGTCAGACGATTAATTAGCGCCTGATCAATTTTTGGCTGTGGCACTTCTTTAGCATTGCGTTCAATTTGCCGTGATAAATTTTCGGTCTCTTTTATAAAGAGGCGTTGTTCTTCTCGGTGCAAGTACCAGGCTTGCTCCCGTAATTTCTGTATCGCATCAAGGAATTCATCCGCTTTTCGGTTTGGTGCTGCCAAGAACTCAATGACTTCGCTTTCAGAAAGACCGATTCGTCCACCAACAGCGCGTGATAATGAAGAGGCAAGTAGTAGTGTCATGACCTGTCTGGATGCATCACTATCAATTTCATCATCAAGTGTTTCGGCAATGGCACTACCTTTATCTGCAATGTCGCGAGTAACCGCAGGCACTAACTTAGGTGCGATACGTTCAATTTCATCTTTGACCTGTTCATCGTTTAGATCAAGATGCTGTGTGCCGATTAGAAATACGTCATCCACTTCTCGTTGGGCCACACTTTTCAGCAGACGAGCTGTAAACTGCATCAATCCCCGTGTTTGCCGGAAACCTTCATTTTCTTTGAAGAGTGCAACAAGATGCTTAAAGGATGGATGGAATGGATATGTTTCCCGAATTTGTTCTGCTATTTGTTCAATGCTTGAGGCGATAATGTAACCGCCATCTTCTGCCTTTTTAATTTGCTGTGCATATTCTTCAGCAATCTCATTGATGACATGCTCATCGGGTAGTTCATCTATTAGACGCTTTTTGAGAATTTCATAAATCTCATTACCAGCTAACGAAACAGGGGTTATTGTCATCGCTTGACGACGTGTTTCTTGCTGAAGATTGGAAATCGCTTCAGTTAATGCTTTGGTCTGTGCGTTATAACTTCCAGACAGGTTAGCTATAACAATACAGCAGTTAGGTAATTCAAGAGCTGCACTCATTAGTGCGGCTAGGCTATATACCACCATATTTGCCAAGGTACCTTGGCCAAGTACCTGTGTGCTTGCATTGTCTAAATAGGGAGGGAGTTCATCTAGCATTATTAGCGTTGGGGTGTCGCCAATGATGTCTTTCCATTTTTGTTGGTCGACTGCTTTTGGTCCATTAATCCAATAAGGTTTAATCTCTTCTTCCGCACCCAGTTGAGTCGCGATCTCTCCCCATATGTGATTGTCAGGATTATTTCTACCATTGAAGGCTGCAATTCGAGCTCCTTCAAAATCAAGACGGCTATTTAAATCTTCCGGCAAGACACCTGGCCTGAGTTCAGCATGACGAGCAAGGAGACCAAGCGCGATCATCATGTGGGTTTTACCGCCGCCCATGGCTTGAGTCAGTTCAAAGACGGCCTGATCCGATTTCCCAGATAATCGCAACATGCCTTCACGGAATAATTGTTCCATGCCGTGAGTAACAAAGTTTCGAGTGAAGAAGTCTTGGCCGTCCCCAGCATCCTCAATGAGATCAGCTAAGTTCTCTATTCCTTGGCTCATTCGATAATCCTGAATAACAGGATTAAATCGGCACGCCTGATTTACCGTTTTGATCATTGTGAATGCTCCCCATTTGATTCTTTTGATTGTTCTATGGCTATACCATTCTTTTCGCAATGCTCGCGTATTAGCACTTCGATCATATTTGAGATGGATCGATGTTCCGCTTGAGCTGCAGCACGCAACGCTTCTTTCAAAGTCGGATCGACTCGGAAAGTCAGCGTCGTAGTTTTGGTAGTAGCCATTAGATTCTCCAAGAATGCCTGCAAATGTACTGCAATATACTGTACTACTGTTTGCAGTACAATCGAAACATGGGAAAACGTTCATTTTATTGAATCTGCAAGATAATTCTCGCTGGCGGAGTGGGGAAGAATATTCATGATGTTGGTAGTGTTTATCTACCTTATATATAGACTTGTGATTGAGTCGAGGTGTTTAAATGTGTGTTTTCGTACTCTCGGATGTCTTCTTGCCGATATATCACTCGGCCTCCAATTTTGATGAACACGGGGCCATACCCAATTCCTCGCCATCGTTCTAATGTACGTTCTGAGATTCCCCAGTAGTTGGCAAGTTGTTTCTGATTGATGCGGTTAGTGGATAATTTCGATTGTGTCATGGCGCTCGCTCCGTTGCGTTGGTTTAGCCATGAACGCTTCCTGTTGCGCAGTTATCAAGTTAATAGTGCTGTTGGCGGCTGATTGATACCGGTCAGTAGTGTATAGTCAGCATTATTTGGTTTGCGGTGTCTTTCCACCGCCATTGTTTTATTCTCAATGCCCAGTGACTTGCGAAAAGATTCACAAAGCCCACGCCGTGCGGACTTTGGTTGCATTGTCTTATTTAGAGACGCGCACTTATCGCTGATGATATACCCGAAATAGCCTAGCGTCTCAAAGCCACTTTTTGCCAGTGACTCGATTATGTTAACGGCAATTTAATGACGTTGACTTTTACTCGATGTTCAAGTTTTTCCATCCCATTGCCATCAAACTCTTACCTTCACCCAGCAGAACAATACTTTAATGATGCTGTTGGCTCTAAGCGCCCTAAATCTCTGCCAATCATATGTTTTCCTGATGGCATCAGTTGAAACACATCCTTTATTAATTCA